AGCACGCAGGCATTCGCGTGGACATCGCTGGCGTGACCAGCTTCGTGCCGCTTGATCCAGCCAACACGGACTATTCCAACATAATGGCCCTGGTGGCGGCGGGCGAACTCACGATAGCGCCTGCGGAGTAGGTTGATGATGGTTCAGATCAGCGAGACCGAGGCTCGGCTACAATCCCATGAGGCTGTATGCCAGCTACGCTATGAGGCCATCAACGCCCGTCTAAAGCGACTCGAATCTATCCTGATGGTATCAGCCGGTACCATCATCACAGGCTTGGCGGCGATTGCTTTCAAGCTACATTAAAGGAGAACGACCATGTCTGCTGCTTTATGGATGGCGCTAGCTCGTCATATCCTGACTGCTGTTGGGGGTGTTCTTGTGGCTAAGGGCTACACGGATGCCGATACAGTAAACACCGCCGTTGGTGCAGCCGTTACCCTGGGCGGTATCGGCTGGTCCTTCGTCGAAAAGAAGCAGCGGTGAGCATCCGCTGTGGGTGATAACTTCCCCAAAGCTCTGGCTACTGTGTTGCATCATGAAGGGGGGTGGGCTGACCACCCAAAAGACCCCGGCGGTGCGACCATGAAAGGTGTTACGCTGGCGACCTACTCCAAGTTCTTGGGGCGTGATGCCACCAAGGAGGAGCTAAGGAATATCAGCGATGCCGAACTTCAGCAGATTTACCGTGGTCTGTACTGGGACCGTATTTCTGGTGATGGGCTCCCTTCTGGCCTTGATCTGGTTGTGTTTGATATGGCCGTTAATGCAGGTCCCGGGCGTGCTGCTAAGATATTGCAAGAAGTTTTGGGCGTCACGGTTGACAGGGCGATAGGCCCTAAAACGCTGACCATGGCTAAGACACGCCCCGCTTCTGAGCTTATCCGCGAGTTTTCGGATGCCCGAGAAGAATTTTACAAAAGGCTCCCGATCTATGCTACCTTCGGCAAGGGCTGGCTTCGCCGTGTCGATGAGGTTGAAACCGAAGCCTACAAACTCGTACACACAGGAGTCCGATCATGATGAAGGGTAAGATGAAGGCCACCAGTAAGGGTAAGATGGGCATGGCCAGCTACAAGAAGGGTGGCATGGTCGGCGGGTTTAAGCCCTGCCCCGGTTGCCCGACGCCGGGTAAGTGCCGCGCTGCTGGTAAGTGCTTGGCGAAAGCAAAGAAGTAACCACTCGTGCCAGCAGTTAAGATCACCAAGTTCCTCGGGACAACTCCGAAAAACGCTTCGGAGTTGTTACCCGATACTGCTGCGCAGATTGCAGAGAACTGCAAGCTGTACTCCGGTGATCTTATCCCCTACCCCACGCCGGTTATCGTGGGGGACGCACATCGTACGGGTACCATCCGCACGCTCTATGCTCTGCGGGACCCGGATACCAATGACCCCGTGTGGCTCACATGGAACGATGTTGTTGATATTGCCACCCCGGCCACAGACGAAGCGGGTGAGCAGCGGTTCTACTATACTGGCGACGGCGCACCGAAGGTCAGCACCTACGACTTGGCCACACAGGGGTCCGAACCTTACCCCAATGGGTATTACGATCTTGGCCTGCCGTTGCCTACAGTTAAGCCGACCTCGGTAGCCACGACGTTTACACCGGTCACCACTTCATCTTTCGCCCGCGCCGCAGGCAACAACGTCACCCTGGTAACAAGCGCGGCCCACAATTTGAAGTCCGGTGCCATCATTACGGTTTCGGGGTTTGCGTATCGCACCGGGACATACAGCCGCACAGGCACACTCATCACGGTGACGATCACCGGGCACGGACTTTCCAGCGGTTCTGATGTCCTGCTCAAGTTCACATCTGGCACCGCCACGACCAACACCTATACCATCACGGTGACGGGCACAGACACCTTTACCTGCAACGACACTGCTTCGGGTTCGACCAGTGGTGATGTGAGCTGGGATATTGGCGATCTGAACACCACCGCAGAAGTGACGGTCATCAACTCAACGACCATTAGGTACTTCTCACCCGGTCCGACTGTTACCACCACGTCAAGTTCGGCAGGTACGGTTGATCTTGGCGGGCAGATTCAGTCGCGCAACTACCTCTACACTTGGTACACAGGTTGGCAGGAGGAGTCGATTGGTTCCGAACCCTCAGACGCCCTGTTTATCAAGGAGGGGCAAACTGTTACTGTTGGCACGCTACCCACGCTGCCGCCTTCGGGCAATAATTTCATCCGTGGTATTCGGCTCTACCGCACCCTTGCAGGGACGACGGATGCAGAGTATTTTCGGTTAGCTACGCTCCGGTTCCCCAACACCATCACGACCGTGGAGCGTACTAGCAACGTCTCCATGGTAACTTTTGAGTATCCACACCAGTTATTCAAGGATGACCGCTTCAAGATCAGCGGGTGTAGTGTGGCGTCGTTCGACATCACGGGCGGTATCGTTACCGAAGTCGTTGACCAATACACGATTGAGTACGCTCAGACGGCTTCAAACGTCACTTCAACGACCGCCACTGGCACGCTCTACTATGATGTGTCTGAGAACCCGCCAACGACCACGGCACGGTATTGGGGCGACGGCGGTATTTACGACTTCACGGATGACTTCAGTTTCCGGTCACTTACCAGCATTCTACAATCCAACGATTACAATGCGCCACCCGAGGGGCTTCAGGGTCTGACGATTATTCAGAGTAGCATCCTTGCGGGGTTTGTTGGGAACACACTCTACCTGTCTGAGCCGGGTGTGTTTCATGCGTGGCCACAAGCCTACGTCAAGACCTTTGATAGCAATATCGTGGGACTCGCTCAGATCGGTGGTAACCTGTTGGTTCTGACCGAGGGCTACCCGTATATCCTGTCAGGCTCAAACCCCGCGGTTATGTCGCAGGCCCGGTTGTCGGCGCGCTACCCATGCCTTAATCGGCGTAGCATCGTTGAGACCAGTTTCGGCGTTATCTACTCTACCCATGATGGTTTGGCGATCTATGCACCTTCATCGTCAGCGCAGCTTCTGACCCGTTTGATCCACAGCAGCGACACATGGAATGCGTCGCTTGACCCCGATACATTGGTGGGTGTGACGTTCAAGGATACATACATCGCGTCCTCTGATACCGGTTCGATTGTGTTGGAGCCCGGCACCGGGCAGAACGTCGGCACCTTTGTTGATAATGCTTTCACCTTCACCGCCGCGTGGTATGATAATATCACAAACAACTTATACGTTGTATCTGGCACCAACGGTGATATTTATCAGTGGGATGACGCCACTCAGCCCAACTCAACCATGCGGTGGAAGTCAAAGACCTTCATCACCAAGGACTTCACGAACGTCGGTGCAGCTCGCATCGTTGCGGATTACACAGGCGTGGCTGGGTCATCCTTCTGGGAAGATGTTGATACCGCATGGAACGTGACCGAAGAACTGTGGGATGCGGCTGACCCGATTACCTTCAAACTATACGTGGATAAGAACCTCATCTTCACCACAACACAGTCCAATAGTAGCCTATTCCGGCTACCATCGGGGTATAGAAGCGATACCTTCGAGGTAGAGATTGAAAGCCTTGTTCGGGTTCGTGCGATCCATTTGGCTGACACACCAACTGGTCTGAGGACAGCGTAATGTCACGCTTTACAGGCATCCCCGAGATACCGCAGGGCGGTATTGACGAGTGGCAGTATCGCGTTCTTGATGCGATGAAGCAGAATGTTGAGCTGTTGACCAACACCCGGAACGAAGAAGATCAGGCCAGCGTGGCTATTACGCGGTCGAGTATCTCGACTCGTCCTCCCGGCGCCGCTCAGTTCCAGGGGCTGTCGGCTCGCGGCACGGGGTTCACCATCAGCGGTGTTCAGGTCCCGTCTCTTGACGATTACAACGCACTCTTGCAGGACTTTATCAGGTTGAGTCAGGATGTGGCCAACCTCCGTTCTACCGTCTCAACGCTTATCACCCAGATAAGGGGGCTATGATGTCATACTCCACCACGTCGCTTGACCTGCCCCCGGCATTGGCAAGCCTGCTTGCTCCGACTGCTGCACCGGCTATGGGGCCGGGCGGTATCGCCACTTCTGCTATGGGCAACCGCGCCGCTATGATGGGTTCTGCTGCTATGCCCACATATCAGATGGGCGGGATGGTCGGCCCCGGCGGTATGCCGATGCGGCCTGATATGGGTATGGGTAGCGCCATGGGTGGTATGCCCGGTCTGGCCCCTGCTGGCGCAATGCAGCAAACCCTTACTCCGGGTCAGGTTTCCGGCGAAGTTCAACGGTTTGTGCAGCAGAACCCCGACCAAGTGAACCAGATTCGTATGCAGATTGAGCGGTTTGTTCAGTCCGGTCAGGTTACGCTCCAAGAACTAAATATGATGGTTCAGATGGCGCAAGCTGCGGCTAGTAACCCAGCACTTTACAAACAGCTTCGTATGATCGCCATTCAGCGCGGGTTGGCTACAGCCGATGAGGTCAGTGAGGAGTTCGACCCCGGCCTCATTTTTGTTCTGCTTTTGATCGGTTCTGCTATGCAGTCTGGTGGTATGCAGCCGGATGCTATGCCTTCTTTGAAGAAAGGCGGGATGCTTCCTAGGAAGGCGGCTGATGACGGCGAAGCCGTGGTTGCTCAGCTTCATGAAGGTGAGTACGTCATCCCGGCCCACATTGTCCGGGCCAAGGGTACCGAATTTTTCGACAAGATGTTGCAGACGCACAAGCAATCCAATGACTCGGACGATTGAGCATCTGACCCCTGCCCGGGTTGAGGAGTTATGGCCCTACATAGAGCCGCTCCTCTACCACGTGGATTACGAGGGTATCGACGCCCCCAATCCTATAAACCCTGAGTACGTGCGAACTACGGCTCGGTATGGTGTGACCAACATCTTGGGGATATTTGACGGAGAGCATCTGGACCTGATCGTGGTCTCCGAATTTGCTATTGTGCGCGGGGTCAAAACTGCTAGTATTTCAGCCATGGCTGGTAAAGGGTTGTTGAAGGCTCGTTCCGAGGTTTGGCAGGACATTCTGGCGTGGTTCAAAGCCGCAGGTGCTTGCGCTGTGGACGCATATGCGAAACCAAGACTTGCTAGGATATACCAGCAAAAGTTTGGCTTTGATCAGGGTTGTTCCTATATACGTATGGAACTTTAGGAGGGTAGCATGGGTGGTGTAGGTAGAGGTGTTAGCCGAGCACTCTCTTTGAATAGGGGCGGTACGCTCAGCAATGCTCTTGGGGGTCCTCAAGGTGTTGCTGCCGTTATCGGTATTGCCGCTGCAATCGCCATACCCTTTGCTCTACCTGCTGTTGCAAGTACGCTTGCCACCTCTCTCTCCATTTCGCCCCTTTTGGCTTCCACGCTTGCGGGCGCCGGTATGGGCGCGGCTGCGGGTGCCTTGTCCGGCTCGATGGTCGGTAATGTTGGGACTGGCGCATTGATTGGCGGCGCGGGCGGCGCTGCCAGTGGGTTTATACAGGGAGGCGGGATTAGCCAAGTCGGTAATGCGCTGTTTGGTCCTACCACCCCTGCTCCTACCACCCCTGCTGTTACCACCCCTGCTGCTGCCTTCGGCGGCGCGCAGGGATATGAAGCCTTAGCTGCCCCTGCCGGTGGGTTTGAGTCTGCTGCTGCGACTGGCGGCGGTTTTGCTGGTGGTAGCACGCCTCTTACAGCGGCAGAGGTAATGGCGACTCAAGCCATACCAGCATCCGGTATAGGCAGCGGAGCAACTTCTTCTGGCGGCACGGCAGGTAATCCCATGCAACAGACGACTACTAGTTTTGCTCCCCAAGGTTCTAGGGTCGAGCGTTTCCTCGGTGGCCTTACGGGTAGCGGCACAAAGATGGACCTCACCACGGCTGAGGGTGTGGGCCGTGCGCTATCTCCGATTGTCAGCCCCGCTGGCATCGCCGGTGTCGGGCAGCTCGCCATGACAATGTTCAACAAGCCGACTGAAAGCCTGACCGCACAAGAGCGGTCTTTCGTCAATGAGACGGCTGAGCTTGCTGGTACCAACCGGGCTTTGTTTGAGCAGCGTGTGAACTCCGCGCGCCGCCTGTTGCAGCAGGGCACACCCAATCCCGAAGAAGCCTACGCTCAAGCCAGCATGGGTGTGCAACGCCGCTTCCGCGAAGCCGGTCTGCGTGAGACCGGTGACGTTCGGCGTGGTCTGATCGAAGGTGCCCGCCTCGGCGCTGCGGCTATCCCAGGTGAGTATACTCGGGCTGCTTCGCTTACCCAGGCCGGTCTGTCGGCTATGCCATCAACCGCGCCGCAGGGTGCCGAAGGCATGGCGCTTCCGGTGTATCGCGATCTTGAACGCCGTCAGCGTGAGTATCAAACTGATCTTAGCCGTGGGTTCGGTACGCTCGCGTCGGCGTTCGGTGGCCGTTCTAAGGGTGGGTTGTTCGGTTACTATTGACCTTCGGAGGTCTGCATGTCTGGTTATCTATATCCCTACGCTCCATACCCTACTGCTGGAAACTTGCAGTCTGCTGGGCAAGCGTTCCTTGGCGGTTTCGGCGCGGGTCAGGAGATCGAGTCCCGCGCTCAGGACATGGATGTAAAGAACCAGCTTCAGAAACTTCGGCAAGCTGAAGAAGAACGTCAGCGGCAGGCATTTCCGTTGCGGATGCAACTGGCTGAGCAGCAGATGAAGTTTGCCGCACAGAACCAGCCTCTGACCCTTGAGCGGATGCGTCTGACCAACCAACAACTGCAAGCCAGCCTTGCGGCTCTTGCTCAGCAGCGTGCGGCTGCGGCGGAACTTGCAAGGCTGTATGGTCCGTCCGGAAGCGGTGCAGGTGTGATGCCCTCCGCTGCTGCTCCGCAGCCTGCGGCACCTCCTCCCCTTGCGCCGCCAGTTCAAGGGTATCCCGGCCTTCTGGAACCATACACACCACGTGCGGTTGCGCCCGCAGCGCCTCGGTTTGCACCTTATGGGGAAGAAGCACCCGGCCCGCGGTCTAACCTTGATTTTGGAGTTCAGCGGTTTGGTGACCGGGATTTCGGTCGCCGCTTTACCGGTGTTCAGGTCGCCAGTGGCGGCATCAATGTTGACACGGGCCTTCCCGCAGGTGTGACACCTGAAATGCTGGAGCCGGATTACCAGCGGTATCCGCAGACAGGCTACCCCGTAGGGCCGCAGGAAGGCCCAAGCCCAACTGCACCAGGGGCGTTACCCGCCGCACTGCTACCTCCTGAACAACGTGCTGGCGCTGTGGCGCCTGTTATAGCACCTCCGGCACTTCCTTCACCCACTGGTCGCCTACCATTGGTCAGACCCGATATAATACCTTCCCCCAGCAGCCCACGCCTTATGGATGCTGCAGTTGCTGAACTGTCTGCCAGTCCGTCTTTGCAAACCCCGGATGTGGTTCAGCGGGTTGCGGGTCAGTATGGGGTTGACCCTAATGTCCTTGCTCAGCGCCTTGGTGTTACATTACCTGCACAAGCTGCCGCGCCCCAAACTACCGCAACTGAACAGGCACCTTACGGAGAAAACGCACCCGGTCTCGCCGGTGCTATCCCGGCAATAGACTACACACCCGCTCCGACTGAGGGTCCGGCGGGTTTGCGCCAGCAAGGCGCACCTACCCAGCAGCAGGTTGATGCTGACGTCGCCAGGCGCCTAAACAACTTGACCACCGAAACGCCTGATCCGCTGTCACCTATGGACTCGTATCGGGTGGGTGTTGAGTCGCGTGCATTGGATATTGAAGCGCGTAATATCGAAGTTGCTACACGTAGGATTGATGCTATGCGGCGTGAAGCCGCAATCTTGGCCCGAGGCGGGAACACCCAAGGGGCCATTGCGATAATGACCAGTGTTCGTAATGCCGAAGCCGAACTTGAAGCCAGGAGTTCTGCTCTGGCGCTTCAGCGTGCCAACCTGAATGGCCGTATCAATACATCTGAGTTTGCGGCTGGCAACTTTGGTCCTATGGCCAATGACATCTTCCAGGCATCGGGCGGGCGGTTGCGTTTACAACCAGTTGCGGGGACCGATAACTTCAATCTTATTGGTCCAGATGGTCAGGTGCGTGGCACCCGGACACGGCAACAACTGATCAACGATGGCCGTTATTTGTATGAGACAAACTACCAAAACCAGATAAAGGCCATTCGCGAACGTCTCGTTAAGCGTTCCGATGAGATATTCAAAGCTACCGCCGCTGCACTTGAGCAGAGCCTCAAGGATACCAGTGCTGCAACACGCGACATTGCGATTGAGCGTGCCAAACAACAAGCCGAAGCTGCATACCGTGCGTCTGAAATCAAAGTTACAGTCGACACGCAGAATGGTTTGATTATCTTTCAAGACTCTCGGGGTATCATCCCACGCCGTATTCTGCGGGTGGTTCCGGCGCGTGATGCGCGCGGTAGGCCAATACAGGGGCAGTTTGCCACCGAAGAAGTTGAAGCGCAGGCTCGGCCAGCTCAGTAAAGCGAGGTTACAATGGCATCAGGTCTTTACTATGCACCGCTTGAGTTGGCAGAGAGCTTGGCTATGCCGGTTGCGCCGGAGAGCACTACACAAGCCTCTGGTTTGGGTAATCTCGGTGCTGCCGGTGATGTGTATGGCATCACCACTGTCGGCGGGAACGCCGGTGATATTTATGGTCTCACACAGCAAGCTATGCAGAGGACCGCTGGGCTTGCACCTCCACTCCCGGCGCCGCCCACGGCAGCACCCGAAGGAACCGGCGCCGCTTTCTATAGCCCGTCCACTGGTAAGATGTTCGCCGGTGGTATGGCGTTTGACCAGCGTGATGTTCAGTCGGCGCTTCGCGCAGCGCAGCAGTTTACCGCAGCCGCGGGTACTCGCCCTCCTCCAGATGTGCCTGACTGGCGACCCATATCGCGGGTGGCATATGAGAACTATCTTACTGGTTTGAGTGCCCCTCGCGGTTTCGGTGAGAACCTCGTACTTGGTGCACGCGGCGCTGTTGGTGGGTTTATCAGCGGTATTGGTCGCGGTGCTGAGATGCTTGGTGCCACTACGGTGGGTCCGGCTATTGCAGGTGTTGGTGAAGCCATCACGGGTCAGGATGAATTTGACAAGCAACGGTCGGCGCTGATTCAACAGTCTAATTCGCTTGTCAGCAATATCCTTGATGCTGCTGTGCAGGGCATCCCATCTGTCGCAATGTCAGCCGGTGCCGGTCTTGTGGGCGGTATCGTAGGCGGTGCCGTTGGCGGTCCTGCCGGTGCCGCTGCTGGTGCTACCACTGCCGCTACTGCGGCCCAAGCAGGTCGAGCCTTGGCTGCTGCGCGTGGTATCGGCGCTGTTGTTGGCCTTGGTGCGGTCAGCTTTCCTCAGCAACTCAATACGTTCTATGAAGCGGCGCAGAACGCCAGGGATGCGCAGGGTCGTCCGGCCTATGATGTAAACGACCCAAATGTTCAGCTTACCATCGCCGGTGCTGCTCTTGGTACATCGCTGCTTGACGTAATCGCCCCGGGTCGCGTCGCGTTTGGTCTATCTCGTGCCCTCACTGAAGGCGCTCAGCAGGCTGGGACTCAGGCCCTCACCGGGTTGGCCCGAGCCAGGGCAGTCGGCGGGAGCGCAGCTCGCAGCGGGTTTGAAGAAGCTGCCACTGAAGCCGCGCAGACCTTGGCTGAGCGGGCTGTATTTGACCCTGAGTTCCGTCGGCAGCTCAACGCCGAGGACATGAAGGCGCTTGCCCCATACATCGTCAACACGTATGGCCAGGATGTTCTCATCGCAGCCGGTGCCGGTGCGCTTCTTGGTGCTGGATTCGGTGGTGCCGGTCGCTTCATCGAGACAAGGGGTGCAGGTTCTCAGCCGCGTGATATCCTCGACCCGAAGCAGACCACTGCTGTTGGTGGCACGGATGCAGGCGAGACTGGTACCGAGCCCACAACCATAGGCGGCCCTCCTCCGGGTACTCCTCCGGGTACTCCTCCGGGTACTCCTCCGGGTACTCCTCCGGGTACGTCCGGCGTTTCTACTCGCGTTGTTTCTACCTCCCCCGGCGCACTCACTATTGCCCCTGGGGCTATGGATTTAACGCAGACCGGTTATCTCCAGGCATATGCGCGGCGTATGCCTGATCCCCTTGGTGTTGCCGGTTTTGGTGGTGCGGATGATACGTTTAATCGTATGGTTTCAGGTCCTGCGCCGGGTACCGAAGCCCCGCTGACATCTTATATCTATCCGGGGCCTATTCTTACTGAGCCCGAACTGACCACTCAACCTCGCACTCCACTCAACGTAATCCCGGGTGCTCCTGCTGTTGCACCGTACACACCAACACCTACGGCACCTATTCCATCAGGGTCTCAACCGATTACTTTGGTGGCGCCGGGGGCCGACGCCCTTCGCGCACAGCGCGGGCTGACAGCTACGGCGCAGCAACGGCAGGTCGAGCAAGACATCCAATCTCGGGTGCAAGCCAACGCGAGTGCGCCACGTCCTGATGTTCTGTACGATCCGGCTGATCCTGGCACCACTCAACGTGCCATGCGGTCTCTCGGGGTTTCCATTGAGGAAGTGCTTAGGTTGCGCGACCCTATGCGCGCTATGGCTGGTGCGCCGGTTACGCTTAGGGATGTTAACGAAGCTGCGGCTTTGCTTGGCCGCACCCGCGCCTCCGGTGCTGTAGCGGTTCGCCCTACCCCGGAAGTGTCTTCCATTATGGCACAAGCCATGCGGGATGCCGGGCTGACTGTTGAAGATGTGGTAGCGGCACGCAACCGCCTACGCAGTGGCCCGGTTACTTATGAAGATGTGCGCATTGCTGCCCGGCGCAAGGGTACGGAACTACCGGTTCGTATGGCTCGGACTGCGGCCCCTGAGCCTATGGTTGAGACGGCTCTCCCTCCTGCGCTTGAAGCACTTGCTGCGGCCCCTACGCCTACGCCTACGCCCGCAACCAAGCTCAAGAAAGGAAAAGCTCGTGCCGCTCAAGTCAGGGAAGACGAACAAGGTGGTGTCGGCCAACGTACAGGAACTGGTGGACCGGTACCAAGCAAAGGGGAAGATCGGCTCAAGTCGACCAAAAAACAAAGAGGCGGCGGTCAAACAGGCCGTAGCAATCTCACTCGCCAAGGCCGGGCGGCAGCGCAAGAAGTAACACCTGCACCGGCCACGGAGGTGGCCGCTCAGCGCCCTTTAGAGCAGCCCGCGCCAAGCGCGACAGAAAGAGCGGCTCCATCCGTAACTCCAAGGGCTGAGGCTGCGGCACCAAGTGCGGTAGATCGTCAGATCACCCGGGCGGCTACCAGTGCCGACCCGACGGCACAGCTTCGTACACTGAAGAATGAACTGATCACGCGGCGCGACGCGACCGCTGATGCTGGTCGCAGTACGACTGAACTGACCGGCGCAATTGCGCGTATTGATGCGCTGCTTGCCGAAGGCCCGATCACCACACCGGCTGTCGAAGGTGTGTCCGGTCCGGGTTCACCGCAGTCCGTCTGGGCTTCGGCCATGAACGATGATGGTGTTGGTTACACCCAGATGTCTGAAGATGGTCGCCGCGCTTGGGATAACGAAGTGGCTACCAGTCCTGTGCCGCCCACTGCGGAACGGGCTCAGTATTACCAAGACACGTTTCTGCCCCAAGATACCCAGCGCGGCATCAGTTACGTGCGCAGCCTTGCCAGCAAGCTGGCATCTGCCAGCGATGAGCGATACATTCAGATCACTGAGAAGCTGAGTGAGTTGGCCAGCTCTGATAACCAACGTGTTGCCGCTGAAGCGCAGCGTGCCCTGGATGGTGAACTATCTGGTACGCCCGGTAAGTTCTCTCTTGCCGGATGGAATACCCGTCAGGGGACGGTCAGCGCCGATGGTTCACCCACCACACCGATGGCTGTCGGTCGGGTGCGGATGCTTGTCAATAACTTCGTAGCTAAACTGGCAACCAAACCGAAGGTCACGGTGGTGGCCAACCAGCAGGAACTACAGCGCACCAACCCGGCGCTGTATCAGCAAGCCATGGCTGCTCGCCCGCAGGGTGACTTCGCCACGGCCAACGCTGCTGGGTACTCCTTCGGTGACGGCAACGTCATCATCTTCACTGACCGTATTGTCAATGAGCAGCACCTGCGGTTCGTGCTGGCCCATGAGACCTTCGGCCACTTCGGTATGCGCGGGATCATGCCCGCAGCGCGCTTCGATGCGCTTATGGAAAACATCTATGAGACAGATGGAAGCGCCAAGCTGGCAGTTGATGCCGCTATGGAAGTGCGCGGGCTGAGCAAGGCCGAGGCCGTTGAGGAGTATCTATCTGACTACGCTGGGCTGCTTGAGACCAGCACGGTTGCCCGGGTGTGGAACACTATCAAGGGCTTCCTTGAACGCCTCGGTGTGAAGTTCGGTGATACAGCCACTCGGTACTTCCTTGACCAGTCGCGCCGTTATGTGCGGCAGGGTGCCCAGGGTGTGACCTTTGATGCAGAGGCGGTGGCAAAGCGGCTGCACGCTGTTGAGTACGGCGATACCGGCACTGGCCGGTTCAGCCCGCAGGCAGCGATGAGCGCCAATGCGAAGGCCAACTTCTTCGCATCACAACTGGCCGAGTTTCCGACAAGCTTGGCTGATGCTTGGAACACAATCACCGACCAGAAAGAGAATATAGCTGATATATACACGGACTTTAAGAACAAGTTCCTCAGCCTTGCAAATTACACCGGGTTGAAGAATCCGGGGGCATTCAAGTTTGTCGATTTATTGAGCCAGACCAATTCAAAATCTATGGCAGTTAAGTCAGCATTAAATGAATACCTGCGCCCTGTGCTCGATGCTCCCAAGGCTGTGCAAGATAAAATCTCACGCGCCATGTATAGTGCACGTAGTTACAAGATCAGTCAGTTCAAAGCCGGGGAACTCGGCAAAGAACCTCTGTTCAAGGTTGCTGCTGATGGTAGCCTCACCCCAAATACGGCTGAGCAAGATCGGATTTTCAAAGCCGGTCTGATGACACTCAAGCAGATTCAAGATGGCTACTCGTACAACCGTGAGATCGAAGGTACTGATGGTAAAGTCACCACGGTAGAGGAAACCGTGGCCGGTCAAAAGGACTTCACCAAAGAAGATTACGCTTTGTACGAGCGTACTCGGCGCGCTGTATTCAATGTTGAGATGCAGCTACTCGAAGCCGAGTATGGCGAGCTCATGGCTAATAAGCGCCTGACCAACAAAGAAATCAGTGGGTTCATGGCAGATAACAAACTCACTGCTGAGGATCGTCGCTTCGTTGATTCTATGGCACGCCGCGCACTGGCTCTCTACACCGAGGGTGCCGGTACTGACCCCACAGGTAACGCTGTGATTGACCCGAAAGCCATGAAGAAGTCCGATGATTTCTTGGCCGCTGTTAATACTGCGGTGATCGGCACTGATACAGACCGCACTGAAGCGCCCGATGTCAAAACCGGCTTGAGGATACGCGACTACTTTGTTTCGCCGCAGGCGGCTGATGCGTTCATCACTGAGCTGACCGCGTTTAAGAATCGTCGTCGGGAGATCACTGATGACAATAGGTTCTTCCTACAAGGGAAAGTGAAGCAACTCATTCTCAACGAACACAACCTGAACACCAGGGATAAGATCGCACGCCGCGCTGTGATGACCGGATACACCCCGGTGTTGCGTGAAGGTAGGTTTCAGACCCGCGTTCAGGCATATGTTGGTAATAAGCTCGTTGAGGTAAAAGACGCGCATAAGGCGCTGCTTTCCTACTCTCAGTTTAACACCGGGCCAGAAGCTAAAGCTATGGCTGTAATGCTCGATAAGGAGTTCGAGGGTAAGACGTTTGAGGTTTTGGTACGCAATGACGCCGGTGAGTTTGTGCCCACCAGGGTGACGCTTCGTGCTACGACCGGGCGCACAGTGAATGCCGTAGCCGCTGATCCACAGCTTAACCTACAAGATTTCCTGTATGGGCTGAACCTGTTCAACGTAAATCTCAACCCGGAGAGCATGGCACGTATTGTTACTACGCTGTCGCGTCAGGGTGATAGCGCACGCAGGCGGTTGGAGTACTCTCAGACCCCCGGTTTCGATCCAACCACCGGTGTCTATGCCATCTCACGGCATATTGAGGGTCGTGCTTCCACCATTGCTAAGGCCAGCACGCGGCAGGCGCTGCGCGAACTGATGAACCTCGAACTCCCTGAATCACGCACCCTGTGGACGGGTAACAAGCCCCTGGTAGATCAGTTGCAGGCTGAGTTGAACAGACTCAATGCCGACCCAAATGCGTCCGAGGATGCCAAGCGGTACACGCTGCAACAACTCACACAGGCGCAGTATCAATACCGCATGACCAACCCAGAGGGGCGTCCTGAACGCTCTATGATGTTCTATAACCAGTCTGCCTCCACCATGGACTACCTTGAGGGCAGCAAGTATGTAGATGAGACCGACTTCGGCGCAGGTCCTGTTGCTTCTCGGGTCCGTGCTTACACCAGCATATGGCAGCTTGGCGGCAGCATGGCTCAGGGTGTCCTGAACCTGATCAGCCCGTACACTAACTGGATGCCATACATGGCTAGCTTCAATGCAAAGAGCGGCTTCGGTGGCGGGTTCAGTATCGGTAAGGTGCAGGCAGCTTACCACTCAGCTTTCCGTCAGGTGGGTGCGCCGGGTATTCTCCGCATGGAGATGAACCGGGCTGAGTTCTATGACAACGTGGCCAAAGACCCAGCCCTCCAAAAGAAACACGGTCTGACGGTTGATGAAGCTCAGGCAATCGCCACTGAAATCCGTGAAGGTAAGCTGATTCCGGCGCAGTCAAATGCACTCATTGCCACTGCGCGGGGGCAAACAACCAACAAGTTTCTGCGTAAGTTTATCGACGGGTACATGCTCCCGTTTAACTTGTCCGAACAGGCGGCCCGTCGTGCGGCTTTCTTGGCTGCGTACCGCTTGAAGCGGGATCAGGCCCTCGGCGCCGGTAAGTCTCAGAAGGAAGCACAGCAGGAAGCAAGTGACTTCGCGGTGAAGTCCATCGACCTGACTTTAGGGGATTACTCGGTTCTGAACCGGCCACCCGCGTTCCGGGCTGGCATCACATCCTTCCTCTATATGTACAAGACGTACCCGACCACCACGATCCAGTTACTGGCCAATCTGTCCCGGCCTGCGCAACTATCCATGCTGGCAGGGCTGTGGTTCCTTTCCGGCGCTGCGGGTCTGCCGTTTGCTGAGGACCTTGAAGACCTTATTGATACCATCTCGCAGAAACTAGGGTTCCGGCAAGGTAGCATCCGGGGTGAGATCATCAAGCACATCGAGGCTACGTTCCCTGGCATGTCAGCGCCGTTCCTCAAGGGCTTGGTAAATGAGTTCCTGCCAATACCCATGGACATCGCTTCTCGTACTTCTGTTGGTAACATCGTCCCTGGTTCTGGGATTGCCTTGGCTGGGGCAGATGTGGGACGTGAAGTTCTTGATATTCTCGGCCCCGCACCCGGTTTCCTCCTCGGCGCCGCTTCGATGGCGCGTAACTTGGTGGCGTTCCCGTTCTCGTCACGGGTAAGCCTGGAAGATGTGGCCCGGGAATCGCCGATCACCCTGCTCCGGTTAATGGGTGACTCGTACGCTTACCTACAGTCGGGTGCCGTGGTTGACCGCCGTGGGTATGTGGTCAGTAAGGATATGGATGCGGGGACCATTCTTACTCGGTTGTTTGGTTTCTACCCCACGCAGGCGGCAAACCAGTACGATGTTATCCGCATCGCCAACCGCACCACTGACTACCAGAAGGAAGCCGTGGCTTCGTTCCGTCACGCTTGGATCAAGGCTACCCTGCGCGGTGATACGCAGACAGCCAACGAGATCATGAACGACGTGCGCGAATGGAACAACGCCACACGCGGCACCCCACTGGAAATCAGGAACTTCTCAACTGGTAACGCCAGGGCATTGCGTGAGGCTCGGCGGTCAGCGAGTGAGCGCGCACTGCGCGCGGCACCCCAGGCAGCACAGGGAGACATCCGGGGGTATATCGACGCCCTGATCGATTAGATCAGGGTTTCCCACCTTGGATGACGTTAAGCTGTGCGCTCAGCGCCTTGTTTTCCTCGTTGGTTAGAATACCAATAAGTCGCGGGTGGTTGACGCTGAGGGTCAACACGTATTGCTGACCCAGCTTAATATTGGTACCCCGGCCCAGGTAAGCTTTCTCAGATGGCGGGGTGATGTTGATATTCTGCTGGCTCATCTCAGCAATTAGGCTGCGATAGTCACCGCCCCGCGCCGCCAACCACTTCTTAAAATGCCTCCGGTCAATGGTGATTGCACCGTCATTGAGGGGTGCGCCTGAGTTGGGTCGGTACAGGTCATAACGGATGTGCACTTCGCCACGGGGCATACGGTTGGTATCAATAACTTGCTGAGATGGATTGGCCACGTGGGTTACAGTCAGCGCGGTGTGCGACTGATCATTGAGGTATTCGGTCAGTAGGTCAAAGGAGTCTGCATGGTTCTCTGCCACGGTCTTGCGTATTGAGGTAAGCTGAGCCAACACGTGGGCAATGCCGTCACGGTAATCGAAGCGGATAAGACCAAGTTCTTTAGCCATTTTGCCCATAAGGTCAGCACACAGGATACATTGCTCCCAATACCGCTCCCTGCCGGAAAATTTCACGCCGTAGTCCTTGGTAAATACACCTCTGTGGTGGTCAAGTGCGGCCTTGATACCTTCTTCGCCAAGCTCAAGCAGGTGGTTGATGATGACCGGCCCGGCTGTGCCGTAGTGGTCGGTGAGAAAGCTGTATATCTTCTGCCCTGCGTCTGTGTTGCGTGTGAACAGCGGGTGCGGCTGCACCGTCACCTCAAGAAGCCGGGCCATCTGTGCATCAGTCTCAATACCCGCAGCCGCCAGCATGGAAGCCAGGGATCGATTTGATGAGGTGGTCACCATGGTTGCCCACGTTCTGGCATCCCGCTCCTCAGCCGAGCGTGAGAGTCGCGCCTTATCACGACCTTGTGAAATCCAGTATAGGAAGTCACCCACCTCTTTGGGCGGCAGCATGGTGGCCTCGTCGATGGTGACCGGCAGGTTGTTGTAGAACCCAATCCGCGCGAACATGGCGTTCTGCGTGAACTTGGCTGTATAATGCAGCCTCGTCGGGTCACCCCACACGGACTGCTGCCAGAGCTGCGCCAGGGTCTTGCCCGCCCCTGTCTGACCGTACAGGCTGAGCGTCATGCCCCTGAGACCGGTAAAGGGGAACAGCGGCGCTGCCATGCTCACGCAAATTGCGAACTTGTGTATCGGCATGTTGGCTTTCTCCACCACGGAGGTGAAGGCGACCCAGTCCTCAAGGGTACCTGATGGCTCATACAGCTTATCTGATATGCGCTGTGTACCGAGAGCGATGGTAACAGGCTCAGTCACCACGGAACCACTCGCGTTGCGTTTGTACAACGTATCACCAAGAAGGAACTCGGTGTTGTCTTGCTTCCATCCCATGCTGGAATACAGGTTGGTGACGGATTTAAGCTGCCGCAGTTCTTCCATGTAAGACCGCAACATCATTTGAAACAGCTCCGTTTGCTTCTTGGTGGGTAGCACAATACCTTGGTCTGCAATGGTGATAGCAAAGTCCTTGACCGAGAACTCAGCCAGAAGTGATTGTCTAAAACTCAGGGTTTGCCAACCAACATGTGGGCGGTTCCACCGATACCGCACGGTCTCGTACCCGAGGGACTCATCCCTGCCGTAGCTGACCGGGTAAATGTCAAACGTGCATACGTCCACATCGGACTTATCCAGGGTGATCCGAAGCCCGCCCCCTTCACGCCATTTGAACGGCCTTGGCGGTGGCAGGCTGAGCGGTTCCGGTGTGTCTTGGGGTGGCGATGCAGGTGCGTATTCAAGCGCCAGCTTCGTTGGTGTACCAGCTTTCCCAGCAAGTTTGCAGCCCTTGCACCCGCCCGGGCGTTCCTGCTCGAACCGAGCACAGGTGGTCGGGCCAGTGGTGCTGTTGCGCCACTGATTTATCTTGCGGAGAGTGGTGCTCTCGTCATAGCCTGGGTGGTTCTGGCTCCACGCCACGGCTGTCTGTTCAGGGTCTGAGCAGTACGCAGCCACACCCATCAGGGCGTACCACAGGGGTTCAGGCACACTGTCTTGGTTCTGCACAGCCCAGGCGATCTGAGCGCACTTCTCAACCAGTGTGTCGGGGTTGGCCGGTGGATAGTCCTGTTTAACTGCCAGGGCATCCAGCAGGGACGAACGTGCGGGCTGTGCAGCTACCGCGACAGGCGCAGCCGTGCCCACCAACAACGCCGCCATGGTCTCAACGTCCACAGGCTCGGCATCGATCAGCAGCTTGACCCCACCGCCACCCTTGGGGTTGACCGTGCCCACAGGGCGCAGCACCCGGGCGCTGTCGGCAGGCACCGCAGGATCGAACAGGGCGCGGCCATCCTCGATGGGGATAAGGGCTTTCAGCCCTGTGGCCAGCGGCATCCACTCGTCGTGAGTGAGTTCGCGGTCCAGTACCCAGTACACATGCAGCCCGTTGCCGGACGCCACGATCATTGGCTTTGGCAGCTTGTTGGTGGCAACGAACTCACCAACCGCGCGTAGCCCTTGCTTCCAACTAGAGAAGGGTTTGTCCGGGCCACAGTCAATGTCTAGGTACAACGCTTTGAGGCGGTGAACATTTTCTTGCTTGCGCCCCGCCCGACGGTCAGCAAAGGACGCCACTGCGTAATACACATTGTTGCCCGCACTGTTTAGCGCCTGAATATTCTGTGCCAGTGCCTCTACATCATCATGAAACCCCTGCCTTGGTCCTTGCCCTTTGTTAAGCGTTATTGAAACAACATAGCCCTCTGACGGGAGGACCCGCCGAAGAAACTCAAGCGTATCCATGACCTACCCCTACCGCTGTCCTACTGAAATAGGAGGGGGAAAACCCCCTCCTTACTCTATTGATACTGGCTTACCAGAGCAAGCAACCTATGCTTGCGCATCGGTGCCGTCAGACCGAGGACTTCACGAGATGGCCATCCGTGATCTCGCATAATCGCCAGTAAAGTGCGCGTTGTTGACAACACCTTATCAGTATTCTTCGACCGGACAGTCTGCCCTCTGACCCAGCCGTAGTACGTCACCCGGGATACGCCGAACAACTCAGCCATATCCCGAGTGCTGATAAGCATGTGCTTACGCAGTGCCTCGATCTTGGAAAAATCGAGAGGGTTAGGCATCATCCGCTTCCATGCCGCCAAGCATATCAGCGATCTCATCTGCCAACCCTGCGCTGCTGGCTACCACGGGCGCTGCCTTGGCGACAGGCTTGGGTGCCGCAGGCTTTGCAGCAGGAGCAGCAGGTGTAGCTGCGGGTTTAGCCGCGCCGAACCCACGCTTGGGTGCCGCAGCAGCCGGGGCCGGGGCTTCCTCCCCAACTTCCTCGTCCTCTGGGGCTGGTGCAGGAGCGGCGACCTTGCGGAGAGGGGCAGGGCGAGCGGCAGCGGGCGGAGGCGCCACAGCTTTAGCAGGTTGAGCTTCACCGGTGATCTCCTTCACCTTGTCGGACCCGAACAGGTCATCCACTGCGGTCATGGTATCTTCATCCAAGTACCCGCCGAACCCGAACAGCAGCTTCGGGAAGGACGCATCCGTGTCGAACCACACCCGGGTACGTACGATCTCAGGGTTGATGCCCCGCACCGAGAGTTCCTTCTGATAGGCATTCAGCCCCTTGAGCGCAGCCGGTGTGACTTCCAGCAGGTACACAGGGCCGGTGGCATCATCAGCGGCCACCACGGCAAGGCGCTTCTTATCGGCGCAAGCCTTCACTTGCTGGCCGTTAGGCGTCACCTTGGAACCCCATGCGTTGTGCGGGCAGTTGGCGCATAGGTCGTTCTGCGGGCTGGTTGCCTCCGGATGGGGGCCAACACCATCAAGCGAGTAGCAGTCAGGCGCCTGCGGCTCACTGTCTTTGTTCCATTCCTTGGCATACCAAGTCTTGGACAGGCGGGGGTTAGCACCGACGATCACCACGTCGAGTTGGGTCTCTTTCAACACCGTCTCAGTGCCGTCCTCGACGATACGGAAACGCGACCCCTTGATGGAGATGCGAGAGTAATCACCAGAGGTGGAGATACCACCGGCCAGGGCTTGCGCCAGGGCAGAGGGCTGACCCAGACGCGCCACAAGGTGCGCCGGGATTTTTACGTTAGCAGGAATAAGATTGCTCATGGGTTTCTCCTGTTATGAGCGTGGATATTGAAGTTGTTGAACGACTTTAGCCGTGCCGCCGCTGAGAGCACCACTGGCGCCAATAGTCACGCTAGGTGGAATACCCATCGCGGCTCGCGCTTGAAGCGTGACGATCTGATCACCGATCTCACCGACTTCTTTGCAGTACACCATTGTGTTCTGATGAGTATGGTAATCGCTGTGGGAAATGACGAACCCGTTTGAGATGCGAAACACCGACACGACCGGCTGGCCATTGTGCAGTGAGTTGCTCAAGTAGTTTGGTCTATCCGGTGCCGGTGGTCCGTGCACCTCCTTTTCTGCGTTACGCATCATGCGTAACAGCCACTTACCTATCATCAGTCATCTCCCCTTGCTGTTGGTTTACGCACATTCACTTCCAACTTGGTGCCGTAGTTCACGCCCGATGGAACTCCGCCACGGGCTTCGATGTAACCACGCACCGCAGTCTTGCTGACACGGCGCTCAAGAAGATCGAACGCCCCGTTCTCCTTGATGTATGCAAGCACAGCATCCCAGTCAGCCACATTGGCAAAGTCCGTGGTGGTCACGAACGCGGTGCCGTGCTTGGTCTTGAAGGATGTGACCCCCTGCGCATTGGCTTGTTCGAGAAGCCACGCTTCGATCTTGGCCATCTTGACCTTGACCGCGCTAACCTTCTCATCAGCTTCACGCTCGATGGTCTGCTTCTGCTGTCGCAAGGCAATGTAGCCAGCGACAACCTTATCAACTGTAAGCTCTGTCATGTTCACCTCGTTTGTTGTATCAACTCAAGCAGCAAACCTTGTAGCCGCTGCTTCCCCTTGAGCCGTTCGTACATCTTATGTTCAAGCTCTGTGGCTTCTATGTGGATGACGTTCGACACATTCCTCTTACCAATACGCTCAATTCGTCCGTTGGCTTGAACGTATTGCTCGTTGCTCGTCACTGGTCCGTACCAGATCACAGTACTGGCAGCGGTGAGTGTCAAGCCATGAGCCATTGTCGCAGGATGCGCGATCAACACGTGCGGATCACGCGCATCTTGGAAGTTCTTAAAGATAGTTGAACGCTCAGACGAACTGACTGCGCCATTGACCACAGCAACCGACCAATTCTTACTAAGTTCACGCTCAAGCATGTGCAGTGTGCCGGTCAGTGGGACAAAGATGATAACCTTCTGTCCTGCTTCTTCAATGATCTCATTCACAGCGTTGACACGCGGTGAGCAGTCAAGCTCTACATTGTTGCCGTCCTCATCATAAGCCACACCGCAGGCGATCTGAACCAGCTTCTGAACCTTAACCGCTTCGTTGACCGCAGTGATGGTGCTCCCCTCCGCTTCCACTTCCGTGATGAGGTGGCGCATCATGGTGGTGTAGTGCTTCACCTGATCGGGTGTCAGCTCCACCTGCCTTGTCTGCACGATGGTGTCAGGAAGATCGAAACATTCGTCACGAGTGAAGCGCACCGCAGGGTGCAGGATTTGGTACACTGTACCCACGCTGCCGGGCCGTGGTAACCAACGATGTTGGCCCTGTTTGTACATCACCTGATCACGGAACGCCGTGAAGGTCTGTGTGCAGAACGGACTGTCAGCCAGTTTGGCCAAGGCCCACGCATCGGTCGGCTCGTTGGGTGTTGGTGTGCCGGTCATCAGCCACAGGTGTGTGTCCGGGTTCTTCTCCATCCACTTGCGAAACACCTTAAACCGCGTCGTGCCGGGGGTACGTAGCACCGCAGCCTCATCCACGATGACCAGATCAAACATCCCCACGGACTCCTCAGATATGATTAAGAAGCCGTCGTGGTTGATGATAAAGAAATCAGCGTCGGTTTTCAGCAACTTCTTCCTGCGTTCAGCCGTGCCGTGCAACACCACGCCCTTGCGGTCAGGGAAGCCCATGAAGATGGCGTCACCCCACACCCGCTCAAGAGTGGATAACGGAGATATGATCAACACCTTACCGATGTTGCCTGTACGCATGAGGTAGTCAGCCGCCCACAGGGCGCTCTGGGTTTTGCCAGTGCCGATCTCGTTAAGCACCAGGGCCTTCTTGTGGTAGGTCAGGAAGGCAGCAGTCTTGCGCTGGTGCTCGTACGGCTGAAACCGCCCGGGCCACTCATAGTAATGCTCAATGGGTGACGGCGCCTCAATACCCAGCTTCCGCAGGATGGCCACCTCTGATACCTTGTGCGGTACGACCACCACATCTTGACCCTGCATGTGCACGGTCTGTGCGGTTGGTATGGTTTCCAGTACCCGGGCAGGATGGTTTAGCTTGAGGATGAGCGCCTTGGCTTTCTCAAGCACCAGCATCAGTCAAGCCCTTGAATGTAATCCCTTGCAGCGGCCAGTGTGGCATCATCATAGACGACAAAGCACTTGCCGCCCGCCCGTTCGATCTTAGCCATACAGTCAACCTGTAGCTTGGTCGGTTTGTTCTTTGCATCTGCCTTTACCTCTATCCCGATGAAGTACCCATTCATGCATACGATCCGATCAGGGATGCCTGCCCTGCCGAACGGCCCCGCTTGAGGGCTGAAGAACCAAACACCTAGTTGGCTCAACATCTTGTCAACTTTAGCCTTAACTTTACTCTCAGGTGTGGCCATTTTCTACTCCTACTTTACACCGGTGTCAAGTTCACTTCGCGTATTCGCAGAAATCTTTACACGGGCAATACCGGCACAGACCGCTCGGCTTGGCTGGCCAGTTCTCATTCTCCATGGAGATTTCAATGCGCCGGATACGGTCGAGTAGCCGTTCCCAATACGCCGAAACGTCCCGCTTGCGGTAAACTTCTTTGTCAGTGCTCATATCCTGAGTCCAGACAAAGGTGCTGGTTACTAGCTCAACCTCCGGGTGGTGTGCGAACACTTGCAACGCGAACAATTCAAGCTGTGTAAAGTCTGGCCTGCGTTTGCCAGTCTTCCAGTCCATCACCACAGCACTGTGTTTCTTTACAATCAGCACGTCAAGTTTCGATCTGATCCAGGCGTCAGGGTCCCACCAGCCTGTCGGCTTGAGGTCCGGATTAAGGGTCATCTCTTGCTCAACATGCAGGCTCCCGGTGCCGATCATGGCTTGGATCACACTGACCACCGGTTCAAGACTAACGATCTCGGCTGGCAGGTCTGCCACCCCCTTCAACCGTTCTTCCAAGAACTTGTGGATACGCTCACCATGCAGGCTCGCCTCGCCCCCCTGGTCTTTGACCGTCTTTGCGATACGTTGGTGGTAGTACCGAAGGGGGCAGTTCTCATACATTTTGATGGATGAGAACGAATGGCTGAGCTGCATTATGTTTCCTCGGGTTCCGATACCATGGGTATAACACACACCCCGGCTTCAAGAAACATCTGCTTGGCAACCTCGAACTCCTCGGCTGGCATGTTGGTCTGCCCTGCCCCTGTGTACACCACCTGTATGCCAGCCTGGATGAGGGTGCGCGCACAGCGGGCACAGGGCTGGTGGGTGACGTAGGCATACCCACCACGTAGGGAAGCACCCACCCTGGCAGCTTGGGCCACAGCGTTCTCCTCAGCATGGGCAGTCCACAGGTACTTAGCCGGTCGCTCCATGCGTTCAGCCAGATCACGCACTCCGATAGGGATACCGTTGTACCCACTGGCCACAACCACTTTGTCATAGGATGTGACGATGCAGCCCACCTTAGTGCTCAGGTCCTTTGACCGTGACGCCACCATGTCGGCCATGTCCATAAAATACTTCTGCCATGACTTGCTCATTTGCATTCTCCATAGTTGGGACCGTGGTCTGCTTCACATGCTACGGGTAGGTCCGGTGCCCATGACGGCGGTGTTGACATGACTTCGATCATGTATGCCTTGGCTTCCTCAACCTCAGCTTCATCGCACAGGATCACCACTTCATCGTGCACTTGCAACACGACTTTGTACCGCCTCCCGATGATAGCCATCTGCTCAGCCACGACAATGCGAGCCAGTGCCTGCACGATATTCTCAACAACCTTGCCCCCGTATATGCGAGTGAACTTATCGTACGGCATATCTGACCCGGTGACCCTGGCCTTGACCGCTTCCCGATACACACGTGCATCACCAGCATAGACGTAACCGTTCTGGTACTGGGTCAATAGCGGGTAGCGAATGAACAGTCCGTTGGGCAGCGCGATGCCCTCCTTGGATGTGACCAGTGTGGGCAGCGCATCGGATAGGGCAAACTCATCACCCTCAATGATCTTACTCAGCGCCACGTTACAGCGGTTCCACAACGCACCGATTTTGTGGTTCTTATCCCGATACAACATCACGATACGCGTAGCTTCACCCATATCGAGTTCAACCTTGATACCACCCATACCAAGGGCAAGCGCGTCACGAAACTTCGTTGCGCCCATGCCATAACCGAGGCCGAGGATGCAGGTCTTACCTACGAAGCGGTCGAGTTTGTCTGCTTTGGTCACCTTGCGGCCATACACTTCACTGGCAAACTCAGAGTAGATGTCACGACCTTCTGCGAAGGCTTGTACCAGATTGGCCTGACCCGCCACCCATGCCAGTACACGAGCTTCGATCTGTGCTGAGTCACATGCCACCAGCATCTTACCAGCAGGTGCACATATGGAGCGCCGCAGCGCACCGCCACGTGGCAGGTTCTGCAAATTCATCTTATCACCACCGCTGAACCGACCTGTGTGCGCGCCGTAGTAGTTAAGCAGGATGGGCAATGTGCCGCGCTCAGACACACCGAGCAGCGACCGGGTGCGGCTCTCCTCAATGGTTGACTTCACCCCAAGCCGTGCGGCCACGGCATCAGCGACGAAAGAGTTGTCGTGCTCAAGCAGGCTGGTGAACGGTTTGTCTGTCTTGCTGAAAGCCCATGCCCTCTTACCCGTTGTGACACTAGTCTTGGTAGGTGGGTCGACGCCAAGTAGTGTTATGTATGCCGCGAACTTCTCATTGGACATGAGCGTATCACGCGCTGCCTGTGGGTCGATGAACGCAGCAGCGTTACCCAGTGTGTTGAGTAGGTCTTCCTTACGCAGCACTTCATTCTCAAGGTGTTCGGTCAACACGTCACGGTTAAGGGTGAGCATCGGCTCCGTGTACATACGCAATGTCTGGTCAATGATCATCAGCTCACTGACCGGGAACCCTCGTGCCATCTTTCGGAACAGCTTGTAGGTAAGCTCCACATCATTGCAGCAATACGATGCGTACCGTTCCGTCTCATAGGGAGTGAAGTCAGCGCGGCGCTTACCCAGTGCGTTCAGCACTTCGTCACCCTTCTCACCTAGGCGGTAGTGTGCTGCCAACATCTTGAGAGAACCGCCAACCATGATGTTGTGCAGGGGGCGAGCCATCGACAGAGTATCCAACCATAGCTTCGGCTTGATGCCGAAGTGCCATGAGAGAATAGCCCCATCAAACACGGTGTTGTGCGCAAGGATGGCTTTATCGCGGTAATCAAGTGACTTGAGGAACCTACCCGGATCAGTGCCAGTGTACCAATCCGTAGGATGACCGTTGACCTTAACAGCCACGCCGATCACCTCGAACCGGGGGTCACGCACATAGGCTTCGGTCGTCATCTTGGATAGGCTGTAGTCCCGGTCGTAGTAAGTTTCAAAATCAATCGTTACTACATCCATCTTTCCCTCCTTCCAGCGCGGCGCCTCCTATTACGCACGGTCCTACATACTCAACATTGTAGCCAGCCATTTCTTGAGGTGAAGTTCTAGGATAGTCACCCCACCCAATGTCCGGCGTCCACCGCAGAATGTACAAACCCTTGGCGCCTTTGAGCCAATGAAAAGCCGAAACATTAGGGTTAAGAGGATAACCGTCTTTGTCAGGCCAGTTCATTGTTCATCTCCGTTTGTTGTGGCAAAAACACTTTCAGTTTTTATGTCTGTTCCATCGCTTATGCGCTGTTTTTTACTGCGTTTTGCAGTGATGAAGTATTCAATCCCTCCAATCGAAACCCAAAAATCTGCACCCATGCCAAGCGCGGCGCCAGTATCTATCCGATCATCGGCAATTGTTCTCAGCGCCTGGGCGATGGTCCGATAGGCTTCGGCGTCCACCTTATCAGTACCAGCCAAATCAAAAACCATTCTTGTATTTACGTCTTTCATGACTTCCCTCCTGCCAGCGCGGCATAGCCTTTTGCTTGAGCTTCTCTGTGCGACGAATTGCAAGTATCAACGTAGGGTAAAACATCACGCAACGCCGCTTCCAATTCCGCGATGCGGGCTTGCAGGGCCGCAGGCCCCATCGCTGGCTTCGCCAAAACAATCCGGCTGATTGTCGCCTGCGAGCATACATATTGCCGCGCCAGTGCGCCCTGGGAATAATCCCCGGTGGCGTACTGCTCCCTGATTTTGGCCTCCTGCTCAGACGTAAACTTGTGTTGCGCCGCGAATTTCATGGCTTGTCCCCTATCTTTCGTATCTTCTGCACAGTGGACACGATCTCGCCGTGCCGTTGCTTGCCGTGGTTGCCAGCGATAATAACTCGTTGGCCTGTTTCAAACTGTGCGAAGTAATGATCCTTCTTCTTGACGATCTCATACGGCACTGAACTTTCATCCAGTGCCAGTATGATCTTTGGGTCTATCTTCATTGTCGTCGTGCCGCCGTTCGCTGTTGTGCCATCCACACTTCATTGGCCTTGTCGAATGTGCGCTCAAGTTCAGCCAACTCACGTTGACATGACCAGTACTCCTCAGTGTCTGGGTAAGTCTGCTCAATGAACTGCTTCTTGGCAGCAATCCTACCCATCAGTGTGTACAGTGACACAGGATTGTTAATATCAACCTTCTTCGGTTCACGGACGATCATCGTCGCCTCCTCCTCTCACTTCATAGGCCAGCAGAAACAGGATGCAGCAGCCAGCGTGCGCCAAATGCGACAGGCCAGTCTCGGGATCACAACGCTCACCCCTCCACCATGCCCACATGTGGCGCATCAACGCAGAGAACGGGCGGCTCCATGCCATGCCTTTCTCCCAGTTACGCGGTGCGTACTTGGTTGCGCCGTAGTCAAGCACCTTCACGATCTGCTCTACAGCATCGGATGGCAACAGGTGGTAGGGCAGCTTGCCTGTGTCATCCTTGCGCCCCTCAGTCATCTCGGTCATCTTGATTCCCCTTACGTGTAAGATACACAGTCTTCTCTGTGTTGGTTATGATGGTTGATAGCTGCACGTTGTAGAACTCTGCAAGCTTCATCAGTTTGGGAAGTGACGGCATCTGAATGCCGCGCTCCCAATTTGATATACTGGTTTCAGAAAGTCCTGTTGCACCATAAACGGTAATGGCTTTGCGACCGCGCACTTTGCGTAGTGTACGCAGCACAACACCAAGGGACTTGGCGAACTCATCGAGTTCTATCTTGTCAACCATATCACCAACCCCACTGCACAGGCTGTTCCAAAGAATGATGCAAGCCATATCAAGCACAAGGCTATAATGGCATCGAGCTTTACGTTCTTCATTGTCTCTCCTCCGTTGCGGATAAATAATACCCAAGGGCGCTGAGCACCGTATCCATATCAACGATACTCGGCACGGTGTCACCGCTGCGCCACCGCCGTAGGGTGCGTGTACTTATCCCTGATCTTGTGGCCAGGGCTTCGAGCGTTAGCTGCTGCCCTTCCATCAGTGTGTCTAAGGTGTGCACCAGACGATGCACGTCCTTGTTAATTGGTTTCAGTTTCATCGAACACTCCATACATTTTGCGAAGGTTGAGACTTTGGTTGGTCAACACTCTTTTGAAAACATGTTTGGCAACGTCCACAGTTGGTGCGCCATACGCCACACCGAACACATCTCTAACGATAAGCAGCAGCAACTCAGTGCTTGGCGCACCGCGCTTGATGTCGTTGAACAAAAGCGCAAGTGCAGATGGCGCACCCCAGTCAGTACGCATGGCCCATCTGGGGATGGTATGTTCTTCCCCTACCTCACGAATTACACCGTCAACCACACCTAGCTTGACCCGTAGTTCAAACTGCTTCTTGAACACACGCAGATCACGCAGCCATTCCTTACGCCTGTCTGTGTTGGTAGTGGGCGGCGGTGGTTCTGTGCTGACACACTCACCCGTGATCATGTTAAACCGAATACCGGGGTAGTGTTTATGTTTGAAATAGTACCGTGATGTCATTCCGTGTACTACTACGGTATTGATATGCTCGACAGATGGTTTGTAACGACCGCGCGGTGGTACAGCTCTAAAGGGGATAGTTGTTGGTAGTATTTTCTTGAACACGTACTCCGGTATTGGCTTCGGCGTGTATATCTCGGCTGTATTATCCGGGCGGATGACAGCCACCAGTTTGTGCGGTGTGCCCCAGTATAGATGGTAGATATCGCCGTACCCATTCTTCTCCCGCACCAAGCGGAACAAGTGGTTAAGCGGCTTACCCTGCTCAGGCTTAAGTGCTTTTGCAAACACCGCTGCTGCATCAGCGTAGTTGCTTATCAATGGTTTGTTGCTCATAGTCCCCTCACTTTCACTGTCACTTTATTTCGTTCGATCTCAACGGTGTGCGTACCCTTGGCTACGCCGACGAGAGTGCTGCACAGAACATCCTTCTCATCAGTCAGAGCGCGAATCCTGCGCTCCAACCAGAGGCACCACACGGCCAGCACAAGGCCGAGGGTGACCAGCACAGGTTCGCTCATATCTTCACCACCTCACCCCATGGTGCCTTGTCGTCGCCGTTGCTAACCCACAGCACAGGGTGCTCAGGTGCAGGGCCGAAGTCATCGCAGTACAGGTCTGTCAGAAACACAGTGGCAACAGGGTTGATGTTGACTTCCTCCATGAACCGGAACACAGGACTGAACGCTGTACCGCCACCACCATGAGGCTCGATGTGCAGCACATCATCACGACCAAAGCGGTCGTAGTGGCACACCTTACTGTCGAAGTAGATAACGTGCAGGGCAGACGGGTTGCTATCCCCCTTGATTGATCGGACCTCGGCAGCGAACTCGTTGAGTTCACGCTGACCAATCGAACCGGAGCAGTCAACGGCAATGGCGATCTCACCGAGGCCCTCACCCGTCACGCTAGGTAGGTACAGCCCTTGTGAAAGGAACCGCCTGTTGGGCCGTGAGAAGCTACGCGTGTCGGTCTTGCACTTCTCAACGAAGCGGCGCAGCACATCACGCCAGTCCACCTTGGGATGCAGTGTCTCGTCAATGAAACGCTGCATGTTGGCAGACAGTTTGCCCATCATCTTCGCAGCCTGCGCTGCCTGAGCTACCTTTACTCGCCACTCAGCCTGCTCCTGTGCCTGCTCAGCAGGGGAACCATCGGCATCCTGTACGTCAGCACCGGTGCCGCCGGGTGCACCCTCATCTTCGCTCTGTTCTGGCAAGATGTTATAAATACCGTCACTGGTACCGTTGCCTGTCTGATAGATGTTACGGTCGAAGCAGCCGCCGTCGATGAACTTGCCGATCTTCTCGTCAATGAGAAGCTGGTTGATCACGTAGTCAGCGGCTTTGTTCCACCGCATAGCCTGCCGCCCATGCCGCCTGTAGTTGTGATCAAGCATGGGATGAAAGCACTCATGGGCCACAAGGAATGTGACCTGTTCATCAGTCAGGGTGCCAAGGAAGTCAGGGTTGAACCTGATTTCCTTGCCGTTGGTGCAGGCAGTCGGGATGGCGTCATCCAGATACATAGGCATGTTGAGTGCAACACTGCCGACGAACGGGTGCTGCAAGATCAGTGCTGTCTTGGCCTTGGCCAAGCGTTTCATATGGTCCATCACACAACCCTCAGAAGGCTGATGCCGTTACGCAGCGGGTCACGACACGTGAGGTAGTTACCGTTGCCCCACATCTGGCCAGCACGTGACGACACGGACGACTGCACTGACCTCAGATCGAAGTCGCCTACAGGTATGAACACCTCATCGCCCGGACCCATGGTTGTAATATAGCCAAGGACGTAATCGCGCAGGGTATTGTGCGGGTACTTATGTGGTCCCCGCTTACGCACTTTCTCAGGCACTGGTGCAGCAACCACAAGGGTGCCGTACTCCGTGCCGTTGGGTGCAATGATCTTGTACTGCACACCAAGGCTATCAATGCGCTTGAGCGCATCGATAAGAACCCGTTGCTTCAGTTCGGTCCATTCAGTCATCGTTCATTCTCCTCTTATATGCCGCTCATGAATGAGCGCATCTTGTCCATGATTTGTTGTGCCTGCTCGGCAGTGTCTTGCCGCAGGGTCTCGCTTGCCCTCAGTGCATCAGGATGATGCGCTGCCAGTTTGCTCTCCACTTCCTGCCTCATTGCCTCAAGGTTAGGATCATCACTGATGTTGAGCCGAGGCAGAAGTTCACACAATTCTTTGGCATGATCAATAAGGCTGTCGTAGATGCGGCCCTTGGGATTACCAAGCTGCCGGGCGATGTGCTCAACACGCTCAAACAAGCGGTTCCATATGTCACGGGATGCTACCGCATGGGCCTGCTTGAGACGGGATGAAACATCCTCTTGTAACCGTGTCAGTTCATCGCTTGACAAGGTCGTACGGAAATCAGTCGAGGGTACAGGAAACACAGCCATGTCGATCTTGAACTTAGCCGCGATCTGGCTGTCATCCGGGTAGTCGTTATCCAGATACATATTGCCAAGAGAACGCTTGGCTTGCAGCTTGAGTGCTGGGTAATGATGCACGAAGCTGTTGACCAGTGACAGCCACTCACCCTTGGCAGTACGGAACTTCGTCATGAAGTTAAGATAGTTAGCCGAAGGTAGAAGCTGCGTACCCTCCATGCCCCAGGGCAGCGTGTTGTTGTAGAACTCCGCACGAATGGCACTGCTCCGAGCATGGACCTGCTCAAGATAGTCGTTAGCAGGCAGAAGCACCTTGTTGAACCGACCAGCATCCTTGCTGGCGTAATTCATGCTGAGTGCCTGATCGGTTACTCGTTTGTCATGTTTGCGCGCCGTCCACTGTGAGATGGAAAGCTGCACAAGCAAAGCGCGATCACTTAGGTTCATCGTTCTGTCTCCTCAGAAAAGTACATCGTTGTGTTTGACTGCCCACTGCGTAAACGCTGCCGTGTTGGCTAGGGCAGGGCTACGCCGTGCCGCTTGGCTGACGGTCAGTACGCTGAACTCAGGCGGCATACGCTCACAGTACATGCACACTCTTGCAAAGTTACTGTCAGTAGCACGTGTCGCCAGTGCACCAGACAAGGCATAGAGTGTCGCCGGGTCAGACGGCACATCGGCAGTATCAGGGTGCAGCAGGATGCTGTCAGGGTTAGGCAGCTTGCGGAAGATACGCAGAAACCCCACAAACTCAGCCGCAGCGCCCTCACCAACAGCACCTTTGAAACATTCGTACTCTGCATCAGGCGGCACTACACCAAGCACAGCGGAGACACCCTCAACCCATGACCTAGGTGTGGGATTGCAGTCCCGCTGTGGGTCGAAGTCATGCAGCAAGTTAGGCCGGAAGCGTAGGAAGCTGACCACCTCAGCCTTCACACCATGGCTCAGCATCCATGCAGAGCTGTCATCGAGGTGTGTCTCAAGCTCAAGCACAGTCTCACGGTTACGCAAGTGAGACAGCACACGGTTAGCCCCAGCACGGTCACTCTGCCTGTTACCAGTGGACACGACAGACCAGCCATCGGCCATAGGTACACCATGCAGGTTCCTTGCCTGACAGATGTTTGCCAGAACCTTCTGCAAGTCGGCACTGGCTTGGTTACGGTCATCGAAGCAGAGCACACCGCCCCTATCAGTGTCGTGCTGACTGCCCTTGGCAGGGAACCAGTCGGGTATTTTATATGCAAGTGTGGCACCGTCGATGGTAGGTATGCCGAAGTCCTCAACCAGCATGGTTGGCATGTGCCGCTCGATGTATTGCAGACCTAGATCATGCGATACATCCTGTGTGATGGTGGTTTTGCCACCGCCCGGCGGGCCTTCGATACAGACTGTTCGCTGCGCCTTGATAAGCGCCGCAAGTGTAGCCTTCATAAGCTGTGGTCTCATGTTCTCTCTCCTCAGTGTTTACGTGTTGATGGTGCGTAGTAATCGTCAAGGCACTTGTTGAAGTCGTCAACTGTGATGCCAAGCTCCTCAAGCATCAGTGTCGCAACCTCGGGGTTATCCCACACAAGATCACTCAGTGTGGGAGCAAAGCGATGGTAGCCTGAGCCACGTGCTGCCTTGGTGACGGTCGATGACCAGCCACCGTAGTCGTAAGCATACTCGTTGTCCTTGGCTGGATCACGCATGACTGGCAGTGCTGCAATATCAAGCTGACACAAACGCTCAAGCAAGTGAGCAGCAAACGACACGTCAAGATACTCGTTGCTGGTATGAGCGTTGAAGTACCCAACGCTGAGGTTGGTGCACTCTGGCACAAGGTCAGTGTAGTTAGCCGTATCTGTGAACGTACCGCCGGTGTCCAGAGTGAACGGCTTGCCAAGCTGCGCTGCCAGTGCAGAACCAAATGCGTCAGAGGCACAGCGTAACCCTTGGTGTGTGATGACACTGGTGGTGCCACGGCGGTCGAACGCAATGGCATACTGTATGCTGGTCAGTAGCTCTGGCGTGTGTTTGGCGATGTAGGTTGAACCGAGGCCACCCACTTCCTCGCTGTCATGGAAGATGTATAGACCCGGCACGTTACGCCGGATCATGTTGACCATTAGCCACACACCAACGGTGCAGTCAGCACCAAGGCACGATGATTGGGATGTCTCGTGCAGTGACAGCAAGCCACCGCCATAGACCACCTTCTGTGTGCCAGCAGTGCGGTGCGCAGTGTCAGTATGTGATGACCACAGTACGGGGTGGTCAGTGAGACTACCCACTTGCAAGATACGATTACCTGCCTTGTCGATGGTCATGCCGGGGATGTCATCTAGGTACTGCTTGCAGAACGCAGTGACAGCCTTGGTACCTGCCGGGCGGCAGGTAGTGTGCATGGTAACCAGCTCACGAATGGCTGGTGTGGTGAATGTTGGTGGCTTGGTGAATGGCTTGGTCATAGGCTTGGTTGGCTTGGCTGGTGTGAATGTCATTGTTGTTGTTCCTTGTTCTTATGCTGCCATGGCAGCATTGAAGTCGAGCACATGTTGGTTGTGGTCATGAATGGTAGGGCTGGTCGGTGACAGCTTGAATGTGTCGCTGTCGTCATAGTGCTCGGCACAGTCAGTGCACACCATCTCACCATCGTCGTTGTGTGTGCTGCTCATGAAGTCGTTGGTGTACGCTTCACCACAGTCGGGGCAGACGAAGTAATCATCGCCTGTCTTCTCTGCACACCATGTCTCAGTGGTGGTGCCACCACGAGCTGTCCGTACGGTCACCTCGACAGAGATGAAGTGGCGACTGTCATAGTAAGCCCCAGTATGCTCACAGTAGAAAGCATTGTTGTCACAAGCATCCTGCGACCATGTTTGTGTCGTCTCCCGAAGGCTGGTATCGTTGAAACGGTATCGACATCCCTTGGTGACGACTTGATTGCAACCATGGTCATCTGGGTAGTTTTCCTCATTGCGTTCACAGAAGAACGTACAGCTCTCGTAACAGTGGTAACAATAGGTATCGCCCTGCACAACTTGGGCCTCGTCTTCATCCACACCATCGCCGCAGTGGTCACATGTGTACTGCGACCTGCTTTGGATATACCCGTTGGTATTGGTGGCACTGTACTGACCATCAAAGTCAATCTCAAAGTGGTCACCGTAATCGACCACACTCTGCACATCACCGTCGATGTAGGGCATGACAAACCTAGAACCGCCGTTCATCTCAATACGGCGCAGCCTTGCACCAGAGAAGTCGTGGGTACGAGTAAAACCAGCAACCTGTAATTTCTCACGAAGGGTGATCCGCATAGTCTCACTGATGCCATACAGCTTGACGTATGTTTCCTGGGAAGGCCACACCAAAGTACGCGCCAGCACCTTGTCGGGGTTGTTGGGGTCACGGATATAGGCAATGGCCAGCGAGTCGCTTCGTGAACCCGTGTAATACACAGCAGCAGGGTGTACTGGTGTGCCATAATGATCCGTTGGTTTAGCCATGCAGCTTACGTGTGTGCTGCTCTCGCTGCATACTTGTTGGTTCTCATAAGCGAAGATGAAGGCTTCCTTGGTCTGCTCAATAGTCAGGGTGTAGGTATCTACTGCAAACTTACCAGCGATATCCCTGATCTGGTCACTCGACAGGGTACCAGAGTGATAACGAGCAAGATAACGAGTGACGGGCAGCTTGAGCTGTACGTCTTGCTGACCCTTGGTTGGGTTCTCAGTGAACGCCAGCATACCATCAGTGATGGTGGTACCTTGGGCCAGATGAACGAAGTGGTCAGGGTTGCAGTAAAGTTCGAACCAGCCTGGCACTGGTGTGTAGGTTCCGTCCTCCAGACGGATGCGTTCTCGTGCCATCCATGAGTTATCATCAGGATCAGTGATAGCTTGGATACGAGTACGGAAACTATACATACCACGAGCCATCACAGCTTCCTGCGCTGTATCGTAGATGATATCCGATACGGGTTCGTCGGTCTCGACATTGATAACTTGATAGGGCATTGTAAGGTTACCTCGTATATGCCATCGGCTAGGCCGGGATTGGCCGCCGGATTTGAACATAGCACGCCCCGCCGATTCGGTCAAGCCTGACCTTATACAGGTGTACACAATCTATTTTTAGGGGGGACAATCTATTTTTAGGGATGGTGTAGATTGAAAAATAGATTATTTTTATGCTACGATTTCAGTGGGTTACGCCAACAATCTAAATAATCTGTTGGGAATGTGATAGGTTACGGTTTTTATTGGGGGGTATATAAGTTTACATGTAAAGGTATAGTATTATGCGTTCATCTTTTGTTCTGGGTCGCGCGCGAGGTGTTACTTTTTATATTAGATTAGATTATTAGATTGTGTAAAGACAATATATAATAGAATCAGTGGTTTACTTCGACAAAACTTATCACAAGTGTAAACTAACCAAGCAAACTTTACCAAAACATCCCCTGAAATAGATTTTTTAGCGTTAAGTTACAGTCACCTGGATACACTAAGCTCTTGATTTTACTACAATCCAAACAATCTAACTGTATATGAGGCAGCTAGAGAACGCTATATGTAAGGTTTCACGATGTGCTTGTGAGGCGAGCTATAGGCCCCCGACGTATGGCGAGCGGAGCGAGCACGCTGCTGTGGATAACTCGCAAAGCCGGTGTGCCCTGTGGATAACCCAGTGTAAAGCAGGCAATAAAAAACCCCGCCTTTCGGCGGGGTCAGTGTCAATCCAGTAGCTCCTCAGCTTTGCTGCCGTCTCGCCAGCCCTTGATGTACTCTTCAAAGTAGGCTGGCCCTTGGTCCTCGGCGGTCTGCATCCGCTCTCGAGCGTAGCGGTTGAAGTCGAAGCGTCCCAGCGGCGCTAGCCGCCGATCCGCCCATCCGTCTAGGTAAGCCTCACTCATGGCGTCATCACCAAAGATACCCAAAACAGTCCACATATGCAGATAACCATAAGCACCTTGCCGATGATTTCCGCGCATTTAACGATAGTGTCCATTGTCCATTCTCCGGTTTGAGGTAGGTGGCGGGGCTTGCGCCCCGCCTTGGTGTTAGAGGATTACTCGGGAGGATGTGGCGCGCTTGCCGCCCTTGCCTTCGCCCTTGGTAAGCTTAAGCTTCGGTTGCGGGAAGGGGCGCTTGACCAAAACCAATTCGATCTTATCCACCGTTTTGGTATAGGCCAGGAACTGCACCACCTTGATCGGCTTCTTATCCAGATCAGGCATATCCGCCACATCAAGCCAAAAAGACCAGTTTGAAATGCGCAGGTCTTTCGGCAGTTTTGCCATCTCCCGCAACAATTCGGTGACGTTGCCGGAATTCCAGCGCCCATCGACCCGGGGCTTGATTTCGAGCACGCCTTCCTTGTTGGCGACAAGAGACACGTTGCCTTCATATTCAGACATATCGGATTTCCTTTTGAAAGATCAGTGCCGAAGCGTCATTGCCTCGACCCCATTATTAAGACATATTTGGCCGGATTTGTCAAATCCTATTTGGTCCGGGGCTTTTCGGGGCGCCTTGCGCGGCGCCCAAGGCCACTCGCTGGCCGGGGGGGGGGCACCTGGACAGCGTTTTTCTAGGCCCCCCTCTGTGTTGTAAATCGCATAAACCACAACCCAAAAAACCAAAGTGTAAAGTTTCATCACCTACCAACTTCCGCTTGACACTCACTCAACCGCCCAAATATCTTATCCTATGCACATCGCACCTCACGAACCCACCCGATGGACCGAGAGACTGGCGTTTGACATCGCCCTTCGGCTTGAGGGAAGCGGTGAAGATGTCAATGAGATACTAAATCGGCACCAGCTAGATGTTTCTGCCCTGCTGGTGTTCAACAAAGACCCGGTTTTTCTGCGCCAAGTAAGTAAGTTTCGTGATGAGATCAGGGATAAAGGCGTCACATTCCGTCTGAAAGCCCGCACACAGGCCGAAGAATTGCTGAAAACATCCTGGGTGTTGATCCACAGCCCCGATGTGAGCCCTGCGGTGAAGGCTGATCTCATCAAATCGACCGTAAAGTGGGCTGGGTTAGAGCCAAAAGGCGATGTTTCCGCAGAATCCGGTGCTGGTGGGGTGCGAATCACCATCAATCTCGGTGGGCAGGAGCTTGGTCCGACCAATCTGGTGGAGTCTGAGGCCGTTGAAGCCGAGTAAACCCCATATAGAAGACCTTCAGACCACCGATCCGCAGCAGGCCAAGCGATTTGAGCAGGAACTGGCGTCCCGAGGGGTATCGTACATGACGCAAATTGTGAAGACCAAGCGTGATGGGTTGAGATACGTGATAAAACTACTGGATTCGGCTGATGCAGGACACTGAGGATGAGGGTTATCTGCTTCATTGCATCCCGGTCAACGATCTGAGAGAGCATGTCGTTGATGATGATGGTACGTGCTGGTGTGATCCGGATTTTGACGCTGAGTATGAGATGTTCATCCACAATAGTGCGGATGGGCGGGAGGATTATGAGGAGGGGCGGCGCCTGCCGCACTGACCAAACCCATGGCACTGGAAATCGACTATACCCCGCCGCCGACTGGGCGACGGTTCATGGCTTCGGACGCTCGTATGCGCGTCCTTATGGGGCCGGTTGGTTCTGGCAAGTCCGTGACATCCTCATTCGAGATCGTGCGCCGGGCGACTATGCAGCAGCCGGACCAGAACGGGCGCAGGCGGAGCCGAGCAGCCATTGTCCGTGAGACGGCAAGGCAGCTTCAGGACACCACGATCAAGACCTTCCTTGACTGGTTCCCGCCGGGTCAGTGTGGTGACTATATGCGTACCACCAAGACCTACTTCTTCAAGGTTGGGGATGTTGAGTGTGAGATCATGTTTCGGGCATTGGATGATGCCGATGACGTGGCCAACCTCAACTCGCTTGAGCTGACCTTCGCATGGTTCAACGAGTGTCGGGACATCCATCCGGATATTGTTGACGCTATGTCAAAACGTATTGGCCGGTTCCCAAGCGCCAAGGACGGCGGGCCGACTTGGTTTGGGATGTGGGGCGATACCAACCCGCCGGTGATGGATTCGTGGTGGTACTACCAGATGGAAGGGCTTAGCTCGGCAGATGGGGTCTCGCCTAACGACAATGGGTGGGCGGTGTTTAAGCAGCCCAGTGGCCGCAGCCCGCAGGCTGAGAACGTGGAGAACTTGCCGGATGGGTACTATGACACCCAGGGGCGGTCTGATGAGTATGTGCGGGTCTATATTGATGGGGAGTACGGGCTGTCCTCGGCGGGGATGCCCATTTATAAATACTTCCGGACGGACTATCACATGGCCAGGGCGCCTCTGCGGCACGTCACCAACGGTGTGCGTCCTATCGTGGTGGGGATGGACCTGGGGCTTACACCGGCGGCTGTCATCGGACAGCAGGACCCACGCGGCAGGGCGCTCATACTGGATGAGGCGGTCAGCTTTGATATGGGGATACAGCGGTTCGTAAGGACGGTGCTCAAGCCCTTGCTGTATGAGCGGTTTCCGGGGGTGCCGGTGCTCGTGGTGACCGACCCGGCGGGCACACAGCGGGCGCAGACCGATGAACGGAGCGCGGTGGACATCATCAAGGCTGAGGGGATGCGGGTCATATCTGCCCGGACGAATAGCGTTGCGGCACGCATCAACGCAGTGGATGAGTTTCTTATGCGGCAGGTGGACGGGGACCCGGCGTTCTTGGTTGACCCCAGGTGTACCCGGCTCAAGGCGGCTATGATGGGGGGCTATAGGTACAAACCCAAAGGGGACGGGGACATCGACAAGAACAAACACAGCCACGTGGCTGAGGCCCTTCAGTATCTGATGCTCCACATCGCCAACGCCAATGAGGGGTCGGCGGCCCACTTCAAGAGACCGATCAAACCTATTGCGTCTGCTGGCTGGACCTGATACTATATCTTGTGTCCTTAGTCCGAGGACACCTGGCTTTGTTCATTCCTCCCCGAAACTAGCCCCCTGTAGCTGCCTCTACAGGGGGTTTTTTCTTATCCCTTGCATCGATGGCGTTTAGCGGCTACCTTACCCAAATCGCGCCGTAAAAGGGATTGATTATGGCCACTGTTTCCCCAGTTCTTAGCCGCACTGCCGAGGGTGTACCCTATCTCCTGTGGGAGAATGTCGCCACGGGTGACACGTTGCAGCCTTACGCTGTTCACGCACGCCTGGGGCTTGATGCCTCAGTGCAGTTTGCTGGTACGTTTGGTAGCGCCACAGTCAAGTTGCAGCAGTCGAATGACAACGCGGCGTACTTTGACATGAAGGATACCGCTGGCACCACGGTAAGTGCTACGGCTGCGGCGCTGTTCAACTTCAGCTCGGCTGCTGTGTACCTTCGCCCGGCGATCACCGGTGGGACCGGAGATGCAGTTGATATCTACCTTGTTCTTCGCGGCAACGCGCAGGCTTGATCGGTAGATGCCAGGACTTACCATACTCCGCGTCGTCAGCAACAGTGAGATCGAACGCGCTGAGCGTGAACGTATGGATGCCGAGCTTCAGGCTCGGCAAAACAGCGATCTCATCACGGGTTTTTCAGCGTACCTCAAGACGTGTTGGGATGCTGCGCGTATTGCCAAGGACCCGATCAACGATGTGATGCTCAGAGCTCTCCGTCAGCGCAACGGGGAGTATGAGGCGGATAAACTTCAGGCGATTCGCGTTCAGGGCGGGTCTGAGGTTTACATGATGCTGACGGAAGTCAAGTGCCGTGCAGCAGAGAGTTGGCTTCGTGACATTCTTCTGGATACCGGCTCGCCCCCCTGGGACATGCAACCTACGCCGATTCCTGACTTGTCCCCCGAACAGTCAGAGGAGGTTCAGCTCGCCTTTGCTGAGCAGGTGGTAAATATCATCCAATCCACCGGTCAGGCGCCGGACAAGACCCAGATGCTGGAACTCAGGGAGATGGTTTCCCAGGACTACCGGTTTAAGGTCTTGCAGGCCGCTCAAGCGCGCGTTGATCGGATGAAGATCAAGATTGATGACCAGTTTGCTCAGGGTGGTTGGGCCGATGCGTTCAACGAGTTCCTGACCGATCTGGTAACCTTCCCCTGCGCCTTCCTCAAAGGGCCTATCGTGCGCCGTCAGCGCCACTTGGGTTGGGCCAAGGGTCCCGGAGGTGCGACCACCGTAGAAGCCGCTGAGCGGCTTGCGCCGGAGTTTGAGCGGGTCAGCCCATTCAATATCTACCCCGAGCCGGGTATCACCCGAATCAACGACGGGTATATTTTCGAGCATCATAAGCTGAGTCGGTCAGCACTGGCTGATCTTATCGGCGTGCCCGGGTATGATGATCAGGCGATTCGCAAGGTACTTAATGAGGGGCCAAGCCAGACCTGGGTGTCTGAGCCGACCGAGATGCAGCGTGAGGAGGAGGAGCGCAAATACTATACCGAGTTGCGCCCGACCGATATGTTCGATGCCCTTGAGTTCTGGGGTAAGGTCAGCGGCAAGATGCTTCGTGAGTGGGGCATGGATGCTTCTGAGGTACCTGATGAGGCCAAGGAGTACGATGCAAACGCTTGGCTTGTGGGCAATTATGTCATCAAAGCCATCCTCAACTACGATCCATTGGGTGAGAAGCCCTATGTAAAGACCTCGTTCATCAAGATGCCGGGTGCCTTCTGGGGTCGCGCTATCCCAGAGATTATTGAGGATTTGCAGAATGTCTGCAACGCCGCCGCCCGGGCCTTGGTGAACAACATGAGCATCGCTTCCGGCCCACAGGTCGAGGTGAATCTTGAGCGCATCCCGCCCAACGAAGACATCACGCAAGTTCACCCTTGGAAAATTTGGCAGACGCTGAACGATCCCCTGGGTTCTTCTGCCCCGGCGGTCCGGTTCAACCAGCCGAACGACAATGCCGCCACCCTGATGGGTGTGTACGAGCGGTTCAGCCGACTGGCTGATGACCATTCAGGCATTCCGGCCTACATCTACGGTGACACCAACGTGCAGGGGGCTGGGCGCACGGCTTCTGGCTTGTCGATGCTTATGGGGTCGGCGGGTAAGAGCATTCGGCAAGTGGTGATGCACATTGATTCGGATGTCACCAAGCCCATTGTTCAGCGTCAGTTTGTTTACAATATGCGTTACGATCCTGATGAGTCCATCAAGGGTGACGCGCAAATTATACCCCGCGGTGCTATCAACCTCGCGGTTCGTGAGACAGTCAACCTCCGGCGTGTTGAGTTCCTCAATGCTACTGCCAATGAGTTTGATATGCAGATTATTGGGGCTGACGGGCGTGCAGCCATCCTACGCGAAGTGGCTAAGGGGCTTCAGATGCCTGCCGAGGACATCGTACCCTCCCGTGAGCGGTTGGATTATCAGGCCCGAGTGCAGGCCCTTGGTCAACAGGCGCAGCAAGCCGCTTCAGCTCAACAGGGTGGTGCGGCCCCAAGGACGCTCGATCAGGCCGGTAATCCGGCGGGTGGCGCAGCGGCTACGGTAGTACGAAACCAGAACACGGGTACCGCAGGTTGATCAGACCCAACCCAGAGACCGTCAAGATTATAGCTGCCGTGTCCCGTCAACACCCTTTGTTTAGGGATTGGTTGCAGGATTGGCGGCAGCGCGAGCTTGAACAATTGCCGAATGTGTCTCAAACCGCCGTGGGTGTTGCCCAAGGACGGTGTCAGGTATTGACAGAGCTATTCAAATTGTTGCAAGATTCCCCTGATTTGGCAGCAAAATCCCGCTAGGGGGTAGCTGTTCATTCAACCACGCACACCGAGAGGAGCGTTCTTGTGACCATTCCTGAGCAGGTTCGTCGTCAGTCTGAGGCTATCGCCAAGATGTATGAAGAAGGCAACACCGATGCTGCTGCGCCCGCCACTGGGGAAGCTGCGGGTGTGTCTGAAGTACAGGATACGCAAGCCGACAGCGCCGAGAACAATGCGCCTGAATCCGCGTCGAACGAGCAACGACGTTCGGATACCACGGGAGGCGCTGCTGAGCTAACCTTTGAACAGCGGTATCGCACCCTTCAGGGTATGTATAACGCCGACACGGGCCGTCTTCGGGCGGATAATCAGCAGTTAAATACTAGGCTTTCGCAACTTGAGCAGTTGTTGTCTACCCTTTCTAGTCAGCCCATGCCCATGGCTGCTACCTCAGCGGCAGAACGGTTGGTAACTGACAAGGATGTTGAGGAGTACGGTGATTCCATTGAGGTCATGCGTCGCGTGACCAAAGAGGAAGTTTCGACGGCTAACCGTCGGATTGCCGAGTTGGAGCATATGATTCGTCAGATGCAGACCAGCGTTCTACCTCGCGTTGAGCAAGTGGCTCAAAGGCAAGCTGCAACGGCTGAGCAGACTTTCTGGTCGGACCTCACGACTGCGGTTCCTCAGTGGAGGGACATAAACGCAGATCAGAAGTTCCACAGTTGGTTACTTGAGGTTGATCCTTTGACGGGGCTGACCCGTCAGACCTACCTCGAGGACGCTCAGCGTAGCCTCGATGTTCAGCGTATCGCCAGTATCTTCTTCGCTTGGCAGGGACTCAGCGGTCACTCTGTTGCTCAGCCACCTCGGGCTGCGCAGGCAACCGAACTTGGTAGGCAAGTATCTCCGGGTCGTGGTCGTTCCAGTGGCGGCGCTCCCGCTGCCTCTGATAACGGCAAGACCTATTCTTCAAAGGATATTGCAAAGTTCTTTGATGATGTGCGGAAGGGTGCCTATAAAGGACGGGAAACCGAACGCGACCGAATCGAGCGCGATATTTTCGCTGCACAGCGGGAAAATCGCATTGTCGCAAATGGTTGAATGGAGATAATCCACCATGTCTTTCCCCGTCTCACCGGGTCGCCCCAACTACTCCGGGAATTTCATTCCTGAGATTTGGAGTGGCAAGCTGATCGAGAACTTCTACGACGCCACGGTTCTCGCGGCTATTTCCAATACCGATTACGAAGGTGAAATTCGTAATCAGGGTGATACCGTCAACATCCGCACGATCCCGAACATCACGATCCGTGATTACGTGAAGGGTCAGAACCTTGTCGTGGAAAACCCCGACAAGCCGAAGTTGCAGCTCTTGATCGACAAGGGTGAATACTTTGCTTGTGTTGAAGATGATATTGATCGCGTGCAGTCTGACGTGAAGCTCATGGATATGTGGTCCAAGGATGCTTCTGAGCAGATGAAGATCAAGATCGATCAGCGCGTGCTGACCGATATGCTGCCCGATATCGCCTCTGGCAATAAGGGCGGCGCCGCTGGTGCTCAGTCTGCTGCGTTCAACCTCGGCACGACCGCTTCTCCGCTGTCCGTGACCAAAGACGGCGCTGGCGGCACTGCTTCGGTGGTTGACCTAATCGTTGACCTCGGCACTGTGCTTGACGAAGCGAATGCCCCGGAAGCGGGTCGCTTCTTGGTGATTCCGGCCCGTATGGCTGGCTTGATCAAGAAATCCGAGCTGAAGGATGCGTCGCTTGTTGGTGACACCACCTCGGTGATCCGCAATGGTCGCCTTGGCATGGTTGATCGCTTCACGCTGTATGTCAGCCACAATCTGAAGGTTGATACCGGCGGGAAGTACAACCTCATCGCTGGGCACAAGATGGGTTTCACCTTCGCGTCTCAGATGACCGAAATGGAAACGATCCGTTCGGAGTCAACTTTCGGTGACATTATCCGTGGCCTTCAGGTTTACGGGTATAAGGTCGTGAAGCCGGAAGCCCTGGCTCAGGCCGTCGTGACCTTCGCATAAGGAGCGTTTGAAATGACCGCCTATACCGACTCGCTCGGCTTCAATAAGGGCTCCGCAGCCTTCCCATCCACCTATACCAACCGTTTCACGGTGGTCGAAATCGATCTTGACTTTGCCAAGATCGCGGCTGCTCGTTCTGCGGCTGGTGTGGCTGCTCTGGCTTCCACCGATACTCTCGTCCTCTGCACGCTTCCGAAGGGCGCGTTCGTTTTGAACGGCTCTGCGGTGCTTGTGAAGGCTGAGGGCGCTGCTGCCAATATCGATGTTGGCGTCAGCGGTGGTACTACCGACTTCTGGATCGACGGGTTCGACCTGAATGGTACGGTTGGTGCCGTCGGTGGTTATGCCGACACTGCGGCGTATCTTGCTACGGCTGCTACCAATGTTCTGCTGACTGTGAACAGCAACAACATTGATACGGCCCGCGTGAAGATTCAGCTTGCTGTGATCGACATGGGCGCCGATCAGGGTAGCATCCCAAGCGCATAACCCGGTGGGGGCTCCGGCCCCCACTCCTTCATAGGAGATTATCATGGGTGTTTATAAGGGTGTTGCTCAGGATAACGTCACGATCAGCAGTGGCCGGGCTAAACTCGATTATCTGGCTCGCGGTATTCCTGCAATTAAGACTGCTAGCTTTACTGTTGCAGACAGCGAAACGCATATCATTTGCAACGGCGCGGCTTCTATCACGGTAACACTTCCCAGTGCTTCAGTGTGGGTGGGCCGTGAAATCTTTATTAAGACGATTGCTGCACAGACGGTTGTGTCTGCATCGTCTAATGTGAAGCCTATTGGAACCAACACCGCCGGTACGGCTATCTTGGCCGGTACTGCCGGTACTTGGTCTTTGTTGGTGTCTGATGGCACTAACTGGGTAGTCATGGCTTCCTAATGAGTAGGGGCCTCGGCCCCTACTCACCTACCTCAGCGGGAGTTTGATATGCCCACCAACCTTACCGGCAATAAGATCAAAGATACATACAGCCAACTGCTGCATGTTGATGGTGGACCTGCTGCGTCTGAAAAGGTGGTTTATAGCGGCACCGGGGTTGCGACTGCATTGAAGATCGGCACCGGTTCGGTGTCAGTTGAGAATATCAAGATCGACGGTAACACGATTTCATCTACCGACACGAATGGCAACATCAACCTGACTCCCAACGGGACAGGGAAGGTAATTATCCCAGAGGCACAATTTACAACCTTAGATGCTACCACATTCAGCACGGTCAATGCTGCGGCGCACTTCGACCTTACCGGGACTACATTTACCGCAGACGGTACTGACACTGACATCAGCATCACCCTGGTCCCTAAAGGTGCCGGTAAAATTGTTGCCGATGGCGTTGGTATCAACGGCGGTATTTTATCCACCATAACCACGAACCAAAACCTGACCTTATCACCCAACGGCACTGGTGAGGTCGTTATCACGAAGCCATTTGGGTATGGTGGCTCGGGTACGGGTGGTACGGTTACGCAGGCTACAAGCCGCACAACAGGCGTGACACTCAATAAGCTGAGTGGTCAGATTACGCTGTTTGCCAGCACATCGCTTGCCGGGCATGCGTCGAACGAGTTTACCCTTACCAACAGCTTCATCGACGCCACTGACGTTGTTCATGTTTGCTTTGGGTCGGGTCTGACTTCGGCACAGTACGGTGTTACCGTAACAGCGATGAGCTCTGGCTCCTGCAAGATCACGGTGTCTAACTTCAGTAACTCAGCTACCCCGACTGACACGCCGGTCCTCAATTTCGTTGTTATCAAAGGAGTGAATGCGTGATGGCCAAGACTCCCGCATGGCAGCGCAAGGAAGGTAAGGACCCGAAGGGTGGCCTGAACGCCAAGGGTCGTGCTTCTTACAACCGCGCCAACCCCGGCAAGCCGGGCCTCAAAGCCCCGCAGCCGGGTGGTGGACCACGTCGAGATAGTTTCTGTGCCAGAATGAAAGGGATGAAAGCTAAGCTGACTTCAGAGAAGACAGCCAACGACCCGAACTCCCGCATCAATAAATCTCTGAGAGCGTGGAACTGCTAATATGGCCGCATCCATCCCTAAGAACCCCGCCCTTTGGTCTCGCGTGAAGGCTGAGGCCAAGGCCAAGTTCGATGTATACCCAAGTGCCTACGCTAATGCGTGGGCCGCAAAGGAATACAAGAAGCGCGGCGGTACGTGGGGAGGCTCGGATAATCGGGTCAAGAAACGTGGCTAAGGGCGGTCTCGGTAAGTGGTTTGGCGAGAAGTGGGTCGATGTGAAGACCGGGAAGCCCTGTGGTCGTAGCGGGGCTGAAAAAGGTTCTCGCGCATACCCTGCTTGCCGCCCCAAGGCCGCTGCCGATAAGATGTCCTCAGCAGAGAAAGCTACGATGTCTGGGCGTAAGACCGGGCCTGCGCGGCAATCTTGGCCAGTATCACCATCAGGAAAAAGACGATGACTATCCGCTACCTCAAGAGCCGCAAGGATGGATGGATTTTTGAGTGGGACCCGATCCTCGCCAACAACCCCAATGTGTACGAGGTAACTGAGGAGGAGGCTTACCCGGAGCGGTTCATACCGACCGAATCCATTGCAGCCGTGGCTGCTAAGCGCACCCGCAAAAAGCGTGAGCCGCTCAACCTCTTTACGGATGACATTCCTGAAGAACCGGGCTACACTAACGACGTTCTCAATGCTGAAGCTTCAAGGGGTCTGCCGACGTGACACCTGCGGAAGTTATCGTGGAGGCGCGCAAGCTCCTCCAGGATACCCAATCCCCGTACCGTTATTCTGACACGGACCTGCTCGGGTATGTGAATCAGGTGTTGAAGCGTATCGTGGTATTTCGACCAGACCTATTTACCAACATCACTAGTATCCCGCTTGCGGCCAACACGGTCATTCAGGACCTCCCAAGCGATGCACACAGGCTGGTTGAGATTTACTACATCGACAACTTCAATGCTGTAAGCGAGGTTGAGCGGGAAATCCTTGAGCGGGCTTACCCCCTATGGGTTTCGGACCCATCCGGTATTCCGTTCAATTTCATCCGCCATCCGCGCAACGCGACCAAGTTCTTTCTGTATCCGCGCCCTATAGCTAACTTGACGGCGACCGCTGAGTACGTGGTTGAGCCAAACAGCTACACCATCAACCAGACCATTCCGTACCTCAAGGAAACCTATCTCGGTGCTGTGATCGACGGTGTTGTGTGGCTGGCCTCCTCCATCGATGATGAGCATGTTCTGTCCAACCGGGCCAAGCTGTTCTATGATTCGTTTGTGCAGGCGCTTGGGGTTGACCTACAACAGCGGGCCTTGATCGATAATGAGAACGCCCCGGCACCACCCATGGCAGCAGGTAGGCCGCAATGACAAGCAGAGCTTTCTCTACCCTGTCAGCCAAGATCAGCGCGAGTGTCCCCGGGTGTCCGTATCCTCTGCTGATACAATACATCCGAGATGCAGCTATTCGGGTCTGCGAGCGCGCCCTGGTGTGGCGCTACGAGCAGCCTGCGTTCAACCTGACGCCAGGGGTTTACGAGTACAGCTTCAACAAGCCGGATGACACGCTTGTGCAGTCCGTGCTTTCGGCTACGCTCAACGACAGCCCTCTGGAAGTGTTGACGCTCGATGCAGCTACGAAGCTGTACCCCAAGTGGCCAATTCTTTCCACAACCTCCACAGCCATTGCTGAGAATGGTAGCGAGCCTCGCTCTTTGGCTCAGGTGGATGTTCACCGATACGTGGTGCTTCCGGCCCCGGATGCGAGCAAGACCTATTCAGTACGTATGATCTATGCACTGAAGCCCAGCCGGTCAGCACTTGAGATGGATGAGGCTGTGTTTGATGAGTATGAGCTACCCATCATACACTACGCTTTGCAGACCCTGTTGGCTCTGCCCCAGGTACAGTGGGCCGATAGAGCCCTGGCTACCTACCATGCCAAGCAGTTCTTGTTCACACTCACCGAAGCCCGCGCCCAGTCTAATCTAGGCGTGTTCCGGGGATCGCTTGCAATGCGCTTCCCGCCCTTCGCATAGGAGGCGCCTATGGACCCGCGCGTAACGGATACTCGGATCAGGCTGGTGCGTAACGACACTGGCCCGCAGATTCAGTTGACCCTAACCAATGAGGCCACGGGCGCTGCCATCGATCTGAGTAGCGCCACTGCTACCATGCACTTCAAGTCAGTGACCACTGGCACTGTGGTGTTTAGCCGAGCCCTGTCTATCCCGGCCCTGACGGCCACGCAGGGTATTGCAGTTGTGGTTTGGGGTGCGACTGACCTCAATCAGACTGCGGGTGATTATGATGGGGAGGTCGAGATTACGTTCTCCACGGGTATGCGGCAGACGGTCTATGATGTCCTGAAGTTTCGGTTGCGCGAACAGTTTGCATGAGGATTGATCCGACCCGGATACGGATACGGGCAGTTGTACAGGCTGCTACTGCCAAGGCCACGGTTTCCGCTGTGGCCTTTCGTGCATCTGTACTCGTGCCATACATTCGGATTCGGACACTTTTGGGTCAGTTTTTCAAGTTCTTTCAACTCACTGATACAGTTGGGGTGTCTGAGGGTCAGAGTTACTTTGCTGAGGACTACGTTGAGCCCGGGTATGTAGGCGCCGGGTTCTTCATCAACTTTACCAAAGTCATTACTGACACAGTTGGTGTAACTGAACTGTTTGGCTTTTTTCGAGACAGAGCTGTCCCAGATTCAGCTACGACGACTGATTCTGCGGCACTGACTTTTGGCGCGTCGAAGGCCGATTCAGCCACGGTAGCAGATACAGCGCCTACTCTCGCTTTTACCAAGGCCCCGGCTGACTCGACCAGTGCAGCCGATGCGATTACGGCGTTTTCTGCATCCAAAGTTTTGGCGGATACGGCTACGGGTGCCGACAGCCCGGCACTCCTCGTAGCCAAGCCAGTTACAAATACAGCTTCAGCCGCTGATGCCTTTGTTGCCAGCGTCCTCAAACCACTGGCTGATACAGCTTCGGGAGCGGATACCCGCGTATTCGACTTTACCAAGATTGTCAGTGACTTAGCCGCACTGACAGACGCTGCCGCTTTATCTGCGTCAAAAGCCTTGTCTGATACCTCTACCCTAGCGGATGTTGTTGCAAATTTAGCGGGTAAGGGTATTATAGACACTGCGACCGCTGCTGATAGCGGTTTTGTGCTGATACAGGATTATTGTGACTTCACCTACTTTGCGGAGGACTACGTAGGCGAGTCCCGCACGTTCACCTAGGGAGTGTATCATGGGTACCATTGAGCAACTCAAGGCGGCGGGTAAACTCTCCATCGTCCTTAAAGATGAAAAGGGTGCGGTGAAAGAAACGCGCGAGATCAAGAATCTCGTCGTGAACACCGGCCTTGGTCATATCACCTCCCGTTTGCTAGGCACATCATCTAACGTGATGTCTCACATGGCTCTTGGCTCGGGTACAACCGCCGCTGCTGCCGGTGACACAGCACTCGAGTCGCAGCTTGGTTCGCGTAAGGCGTTGACTTCATCCACACAGAGCGGGTCGAATAACGAGAGTGTCGTGTACGTGGCTACGTTCTCTGCCGGTGAGAGCACTGGGGCGGTCACTGAGGCCGGTATCTTCAATGCTTCGACTTCCGGTACCATGCTTTGCCGCACAGTGTTCTCTGTGGTCAACAAGGCCGCAGGTGACACCCTTCAGGTTACATGGACGCTGACCTTCTCGGCGTAAAGAGGCACTGATGACAACCATCGTAACTCGCGCGGGTAAGGGTTCGCCACTAACGAACAGTGAAGTTGATACCAACTTCACGAACCTCAATACCGACAAGTTAGAGACCAGCGGTGGTAGTCTCACCGGTGCAGTGAGCGTTGCTGCCAGCACCACGGGTGCACTTGTTAGGATCACACAGACAGGCACGGGTGATGCCCTGCTTGTTGAAGATTCAGCCAACCCAGACAGCTCACCCTTCGTGGTTGACGCCACCGGTAACGTGGGCATCGGCACTACAACCCCTGCTAATAAGTTGTCGGTAGCTGCGGCATCTGGCGCGGTAAACGTCACAGTTACTAATGGTACCGGCACTCAAGCCGTTGGTGTAACATCAGGTAATGCCGGGTTGCTTGGTATGACCAGCAACCATGAGCTTGGTATCTACACCAACAACACTGTTCGTATGACCATTCAGGCTGCGGGCAATGTAGGTGTCGGTACCGCGTCTCCCGCAGTCAAGTTTGCTATCTCATCCACTGATGCGTTGTTGATTCCTGTCGGCACGACCGGTGAACGCCCCGCCGGTGCCACAGGCTATCTGCGCTTCAATAGCACCACAACGAGCTTTGAGGGTCATAACGGCACAGCTTGGGGTTCTATCGGTGGCGGCGCTACTGGCGGCGGTACTGACCAGATATTTTTCTTGAACGGCCAGACGGTGAACAGCAGCTATTCAATTCCCAGCGGTCAGAATGCTGGTACGTTTGGAACTATTACTGTGGCAAGCGGCGCGACGGTAACGGTTCCGTCAGGTAGCACATGGACGGTGGTTTAAGATGCCCGTAAAGCTGAACTCCGCAGGTGGCGGTTCCGTCACCCTCACCACGCCCAGCACGGCGAGTGATTTTACGCAAACCCTACCCGCCGGGAATGGCACTATATTGACCACGGCTGGTGTTACTACGCCTGTTGAGTTTGCTGCTGGCACAGCGGGGTTGCCGTCAATCACCACGACTGGCGACACCAACACGGGTGCGTTCTTCCCGGCTGCGGATACGGTGGCTATTGGGACAGGCGGTTCAGAGCGCCTCCGCATCGCCTCCGCAGGCCAGATCGGCATTGGCGGCGCAAACTACGGCACCTCTGGTCAGGTTCTGACTTCCAATGGTTCTGGCGCTGCGCCGTCTTGGCAGGCCGCTGGTGGCGGCACAGGCGCGTTGAAGAACGTGCAGGTCTTTACATCGTCCGGCACCTACACGCGCACGTCTGGTGTTACCACGGCGGTTGTGATTGCTGTTGGTGGCGGCGGGGCGGCTGGTGGTGGTGCAAACGGCGGGACTGGTGGCACCACTTCTTTTGGTTCTCATGTCAACGCTGTCGGGGGGAGTGGTGGCGGGTCTGGAATTAATGGAGGGTTACCTGGAGCGGGCGGGACTGGGGGGACCGGAGCGACTATTGCAATCAAAGGAGCGCCGGGAAATCCTGGTACTGATGGAGATGGTAGTGCAAATTCTATGCCGGGTAATGGCGGCGGTCAGGGTGGCGGCACTGGTAAAAGAGCATCCTTTGGAAGCGGCAATCCTGGCGTAAGGGGCGGCGGCGGTGGTGGTATGCAAGATGGTAATTTAAATCCAAGTGGTGGTGGGGGGCAGGGTGAAACCTGCATAAAATATACCACCACTGTTGGGGCCACGGAAACTGTCACAATCGGAGCTGGCGGCGCAGGTGCAGGAAATCCATTGGGTGGTGCAGGCGGCGCGGGCTACATCATCGTGTATGAGTATAGCTGATGCTGCTTTCCATGATGGCTCCCCCAGGTGCGCCTGACCCAGAAGCCTTAATGAATTTCTATGCGGAGAAACCTGTCATGAATTACGCAATGGTGCAGGATAGCGTGATCGTGAACGTCATTGATTGGGATGGCGTCACGCCATACACCCCGCCCGAAGGCTGCGAGTTGCATCAGTGGGATGGCCCGATGAATATCGGATGGGCTTGGGTGGATGGTGCGCCGGTTGATCCAAATCCGCCTCCCCCTCCTGTTGAGCCTGCGGCCCCGTCAGAAGGGCCTACGGTAATCTGATGTTGCAGACCAAGCCCATCACTTTCGGCAAGTTAAGCGGGGTAGTCTATGACTTCCCTGCTGCCGTTGATGATTTTCCCATGCACTCTCATGGTGAGGCTGATGTCCATATCACAGTGGTAGCGCGTGGTTCGTTCAAGGCCCATGGCAACGGGTGGGAGCGGGTTTTTAAGGCCGGTGATGTTGTTGATTGGAGGCCGAATGATCCGCATGAGTTTGTTGCGCTTGAACCTAATTCGCGCATAGTGAACATTGTGAAAGGCTCTTGATATGTCAACATTAGCAGCCACCAACCTCAAACACGCATCATCTGCCAGCAACAACATCGTGCTGGATAGCAGCGGCAACGCGACCTTCGCTGGCACTGCGGTGCCTGCGAGCAGCTTCCTGCGGAACCGCATCATTAACGGCGACATGCGGATCGACCAAAGGAATGCTGGGGCGAGTGCAGGCACGTCATCAGGCACTTTTACTTATTTTCTTGACCGATGGGTGGGGAGTTACACTCAGACTTCAAAATTCACTGTTCAGCAAAACTCAGGCGCTGTAACGCCGCCTGCTGGTTTTTCAAACTACCTTGGCATTACGTCTTCATCTGCATATTCTGTCGTATCGAGTGATACTTTCAATATGCAGCAACCCATTGAGGGTTTTAATATTGCTGATTTAGGTTTTGGCGCTGCTAGCGCTCAACCCGTTACTGTTTCATTTTGGGTGCGTTCAAGTTTGACTGGAACCTTTGGTGGCGCTGCTTGCAATTCAAACCTGACCCGTTCTTATCCGTTCACATTCACGATCAGCGCCGCCAACACTTGGGAATATAAGACCGTAACTATTGCTGGCGACACTTCAGGAACATGGGTAACAAACAACGGAGTTGGTCTGCGTTTGTATTTCAACCTTGGGGCAGGGACTACATATAGCGGCACTGCTGGCTCTTGGTACGGGACAAACTACCAATCAGCCACAGGCGCAACCAGCGTAGTTGGCACCAATGGCGCGACCTTCTACCTGACCGGCGTCCAACTCGAAGTCGGCACTGCGGCCACGCCGTTTGAGCGGAGGCAGTTCGGGCAGGAACTGTACCTTTGTCAGCGGTATTATGCTG